CAAACGACTTAACAAATACTAAATCTTTTGTGAAACAATCAACTTTAATTCTATTGACATTAGGTTTACCAAAACTGGCAGATAGGCTTCCGGTTTTTCCATATCTATGATTACCAGGACCAGTTTGTTTTAATGCTCTTTTCTTTTTAGTTTCTTCAGATTGAACTTGCTTCTTTAAGTTTTCCGAAATACTCCTGCGTCTATCGTCAGTATATACTCTATCTTTATGCTTTCCCTTTGTTGCTGCGGAGATTCGCAATTTATGTTCTTCCGACTTAGGCACGCCTTTCATGCGTTCGGATAATGACTCTTTCTGTTGTTTCGTGAATAAAGAACCTTCTCCACCTAATGTCATGTTATATCCGAAATCTTGATCCCAACTTTTAGATAATTTTATATAGTATTGTTCTTTTTCTGATAAGTCTTCATAGCTCGTAGCGTCCGTATCTAGAATATCAAATTTCATATTATGAGATCCGTACTTATTCCAAGAATTTTGTAAGTACTTATTATAATGAACACCTCTAGTCAATAGACACAGATGTCCATTTTTTCTTTTACGAAAATTATTAGTCTTTCCGATATACACCTTACCGTTTATAAGATTTGTAATAGTGTATATGACCATACTATTTATTATCTTCCGGTAAGGTAATTTTAATAGTAGACTTTTCTGAATATCCAGTAGGAATTGTATAACTAGGACATAACGCCCATAATATAGGTCTTTTTGATTTAGGCTCCTCACTTCCGGTTTCACCATCAGTAAAATAGATGTAACTATCGCACTCAATTTTTTCTAGAGCGTCAATTGCCGGTTGGAATGCTGTCCCCCCACGACCTTTTGCTACTAACGGCTTTTTCGGATCATACTTCTCAGCACTTTGTACAACATAATCGGCTTGAACAATATAAATTTCAATACCCATATTATGAATTTTATTAATTTCACCGAAGAATTGCTGCAAGTATTTATCAGCAACACTACCAGAAGTATCAACAGCAATGCCTAATTTTAAAATAGGTTCCTTGATTGTGCCTGGGTGCATAAGTTTAAATCTTCGGCTGCGTCGCTTTCTTGAGCTGTCAATACTCATATCAACACACTTAGCAACAAAACGCTGTAACACATTCTTCCAGTTTACAGTACTGTTGTTCATTTTGTCAAGAGCTTGTTGAACATCTCCAGGAATGTCACCAGCTTTTGTTCGTTGAGCCGCCTTATTCATAGCATTTTTTGTAACTTCTTCTACTTGCTCCTGCGATGCGCTATCTCCCCAACCTTCATGGTCATCAACAGTGTCCATGTCACCACCGAAGTCGCCAGGTCCATCACCCTTTTCAGCATTATCCTTTAGAAACTTATAATAGTATTCCATTGTTTCATTATCTTTAATTGTTTTACCTTGATAAGTGTCTTGGAAGTTTTTCTTTGTGACAAACTTCATGGTTTCTTTTTTTCCTTTTAGTTCTACTTCTAAACTATCAGGAATAGTGGCTGTAATTTTATTATTCTTGCTCAGGATGTGTAAGTGTTCGTTAATGGCGCGATCAGCTGCGATGTTCAGCGCCTTATTGAAACTTTTTGAAACACTCTTACTACGACCGATGTGATTATGAATAATGTGGTAACACTCGTGTAATAATATTCCAACTCTTACGGCTTCTGGCATTTTGTTAAATGTTTTAGGATTGATCATCAGATTGATGCGAGAAGTAATACTTACCGCAGCAATAGGTACATCCTCCGTTAACTTTTTATCCATAATACTAATTAAATTAGCATAAAATGGATAATTAGTTATCATCTTTCTAATAGTATCTTCTAAAACATTATACATTACTTACTCTCTTCTGTTTCTAATGATAATAAGAACTTCTCATCTTCTTCAGTTAATAGGAAATCAGTGTCACCAACATCAATTAGATTAGGAATGATGTACTCTGTGAGCATTTGTTGATCGGGACTTGATACATCAATGAGTCGTTTCAAGAAAGCCTGAGATAAATCCTTTGGTGCAGCTTTAACAAGCTTCAATACATTAGCATATCCATCTGGTTTCATCTTTTTGTAGTTGTCTTGGATGTATTGTAGTGTGTTAGTGAACGAAGCATCAAGAATATCGTGACGACCTGTTACCGCATCTGCGTATTTTGCTGCTTTTTCGGCAATTTTATCATAACTAGTTACTACTTCTTCTCCGCTAAATGGTTTTACATCATTTTCTTTAAGCCAAGTCATGTATGCCACTACATTTGTAATACCAATAAGACCGCCAACACCTTCAACAATAAGATCTTCTGGTAATCCAGTAGCTAAAAGCTCGGCAGCTTTCATGTTACTACGACGAGAAGGCTTACGATCAAGCGTAAACGTGTTAAGTTTACTGTTTTCTAGCTTCTCTTCATTGATTTGAAGGTAATCTAGAAACGACATCTCAACATTTTTCTGTTTTCTGGCAAAAGAGAGAAACTCCTCAGCTGTTGGGTTGAGCTTAATGTGTAAAAAACGATCCATTAAGGCTTCATCAAACACGTTTGTAACATCATAGTCGTCAGTATTTGGATTAATAGCACTTACTACGGCCCAACCTTTAGGAAGTGTATAGTCGCCGAGCTGGCGATCAAGTACAAGCTGGAATACACCTTGTAAAACATCACGACGAGCACGGTTAATTTCATCTAGGAACAAAATTCCTCTAGATTTAGGGTCTGTAGGTAACCAACTAGGTAGTTTATACTTAGTTACCTCTCCTGATACATCTGGTAGACCTAGTAAGTCACCTGATTCGATTTGTGACAAGCGTCGATCAATAAACTCCATGCCATTTTCTTGAGCAAACTGCTTAATGACCTGTGATTTACCAATGCCATGTAATCCGTGAACGATTACTGAGGCATTGACCTTGAAAGCGTATGGTAAGAACTGTTTTAATTGCTTAATATTCATTATTTATTCTCCTATTTGTAATGAATGTTTGTTTTATTTAATATCTCATAGAATATATCGTTTGTCAACTATTTTTATTTGACAAATTCACTAATATAATCACTAGCTTGTGCTACACACTCAGGAATTGACTCGTGTTGTGTGCATGAATACATGTATGCAGCTCTAACTTCTTCTCTTATCATGAAGTCTATGCTGTCCATCGTCTTATTTGCTTCAACAAGAAGAAAAGATATGACGATAATGATAATTGTTTGTAATGCTATTGTTAATTTCATTTATTTCTCCGATTTAGTATTGTATTTTGCGACTAAAAAACTACTAACAAAAATTCCAGCGATAATTCCTACACTATGGAATATAATGCCAATAAGTAACATAGGAAACCCTTTATATAGGGTGATCAGAATGATAATAATACCTAAGATACTATATAGAATATTCTTAATGGTAGATTTTACTCCCAAAAAAGAAATGCCAATAGAATATATAAGTATAAGTGGAAATCCTAACATTGGACCTAGTACTGTGAATGGTCCTATCATTGACATAGCTAGGTTAGCGAAAAATATTTGTAAAAATAATCCGTACTGAGTCATTTATTCCACCTATCATCAGGTCCATTTTCACATCTAGCACACGCAAATATTCGCCTATTTACATTTGGGTATATTTTATCATGTCCGAAGAACCAACACCATAGCTGTGCTATATATTTTTTAATCATTTCTCTATTCCCATCTCTTTCATCATCAATTCAGCTTTGGTTAAAGCTTTCTCGACGTGATCATAAGTATCTTTAACTTCTTGTTCAGTTTCTTCCGATCCGTCTTCGTAAATAAAATTACCAAAATCACTATTTAACTCTTGAAGCGTGTCTTTACTTTTGGTTAAAGCCCCTTTAAGTTCACTAACAACTTTGAGCCATTCAGCGTCTCGACGTTTTACGCCAACTAAAAAAGCTGTGCGAATAAAAATTTTAAACTCTTTTACCATTAAGGAAATCTTTTCGCCGTTGTCACGCTGAATGCTCTGTTCAGCATACTCGGTCGCTTGTTCTTCGATTGATTTAGTCATTTTAAGGATACCTCAAATACGACAAATCATAAAAATTAATTGCTGCCATTATTAGTCTCTCCCGCTCTTTTTTTGGCAGATCTTTTAATGCGTTTAAAATTTCTGTAAATTCTTTTATATATTCATCTCTTGACTCTGCTTGGTTTTTATGAACCTTATCCAAAGACTTTATAATTTCATCTAAATCTTCTTGGCTAACCATATTACTCCTCCAAACACTTTATATTATTTGTCTGTTTAAGACATCTTTGTTGACTTTCTAATTTGTCAATCACAAGTTGCTTTTCTATAATCTTAGTTCCGCCTATAAATAGTAATATATAGATAATAATTATAATAGCGAAATTTTTCACATGTTACTCATCAAGCTTTGTTCTACTCTTCTCAACATAAATAGCTCTACGCTTATTATCAAAGAATTGTAGCTTATATTTAATTTCTTCTTGCTTTTCAGTGAGAACAATTTCATCCTCAATCTTAGCTAGAGTAGTTTCTTTTCTGTTTTTAAATTTATCAAATAATATTGCATTTTTCATTTCTTCACCTTCTTTACGATAAGTAGTGATCCATCCGTATGAACTACTTTGTAATTTTTAATGTGCAGTAATTGATCAAAGTACATACCCTCTAATTTTGATAGTTCAAGATAAACATGATAATTTAAAGCCCATCCATTTTGTCTGAAGTGAACACGCAAATCATCTAACAATAGAATAACATCTTCTTTTTTTAACATAGTATCTTTTACTAACTTGCGTATGGTGTTTCTACTTTTCTTTTTCATCTTTTCTATGTTCATTTATTCCTCGCTTTATTTCTTTTAAGTTCATAAGATCTTCTTTTCAGTAATTCAACAATAGGATCTGTATTCCCTCGTTCAACTAGTTCACAAGGTCTAGCGTCGTTTAGAGCTGCGTTCTCTACTGATACCAAGACATAATCTTTTTATAAGGCCATTCAAATGCTTCCATAGCCATAGCAATTATTTCAGCTTCAGATAATCCGCCATCATATTCTAATTTATTTCTTCGCTTCGGCATTTACTAGCCTTCCATTTGCGCAGATATCTATATACTCAAGACCTTTTTCTTCTCCCGGATATACATTCTTGGTAAGAGTCATATAACAAATCTTAGCCGCTACTCTGAACGCATCTTCATAACTGGTTGCGTCTACTGTAGCTGTTACACTCTGCTTGTATTTAAACTGATATGTAGCCGCGTGAGCTGAGATTGTAAATGTCAGTAGGATAAATGCTAGCCAGAAAATAGTAATAATTAGTGCTATGGACATTTCTGTAATAGGTGACTTATCTTTCATCTATACTCCTAGTTTATTTTTTTTTACGCTTTAATATAAAATTTCTAGATACCGCATCAGTTATAGCATCCATCAATGGTTGTGAGTCAAAAGTAAATGCTATTCCGTTCATTTCTGTAATTTTACCGGATTTATCATAAGTAAACTCAACATGAAAATTATTATCGTGAAACATGCTACGCTCACCTAAGTTTCCATGTACATGCACTACTGTTTGCTCTCTAAAAGTATCAAAACGAGACAGTCCGGCTTCTCTTTCATATATTGAATTAAATGTTCTACTAGTTTTTCACTTAGCATCGTATCTCCTATACTGGTATATAGTGCATCACTTGGTCTTTAGGTATGTGAAATTCACCACTTATACCCATGCTAACATATCTTCCACCGTTTGTCAACTTAAACCATGTAACAATTAAATCGGCTCCGTAGTTGTTCTGAGATAGCACTTCATCCACCTCAAAAGCTACGTCTTGATCTTTGAATAAGTTCTTATACATTTCATTTTTAGTAAATTTCATATTAGTCCCAAAATTTCAAGTAGTTATCGTACATTATCTTAAAGAATACGCGCTTATATCGTTTTAATTGTCTTTTTTCATATTTCAGAGACTGTCTCATCTCTTCTTGAATAATCTTAAAATCATCTTCTGATATCTCAGTGTTAGTTCCTATATATACACGTTTTAATGTTAGCAATCCGTTTTCAGTTCTACCCCAAGAATGTTCGCTATTAACTTTAGATGGATTTCTTCTGTCATATACAGCAGCATGATCTAATTCTGTGTATTTTTGCAAAGCTTTAGCTGCTACTCGCAACTGTTTAGCCATTTTATCAGCATCTTCAGTATGGCCACTTTCTTTATGATATTTAGACATAGCGTTTAGCTTGTAAACTAACAAGTCTGTAAGATATGCGTGATCAAAGTCGTAGTCATTCCAACCTAACTTAATAAATTGAACAAGCTTGCGAGTGCGGTGCATAAATCTTTGAAATAACACTTTAATATCATAAGGAATATCAGTAATATACTCAACTATGTCGCTATATGCTTCTTTTATTTTAGCCACCAAGCTTTTATTAGCTTGTATTTCATCTAATGTTTCTCTCAGGTTCATGAGTTTCTCTCTTGTAAGTATTTCCAAGTGCCATCTCTAAACGATTTATTATTATCTAGTATTTCTTTATGATTGTTACATACTTGCCAACCTTTGTCAAGGTATAATTTTGATACTGGTATTTTAATACACTCATGGGTTATTTGGAAGGCGGCTAGTATGCCCATATTCCAAGCATAGCAGAAATAATCGCTATCATCGCTTGCGAACACTTCATAGCACACATCCATGCTATCTTCATGTTTAATAAATTTCATCATAAATCATCCATTCCTTTTTTCTTGGCAAAGTTTTGATCTCTAACTACTTTTAATGTTTGCTTTTCTTCTTGAGTGAGTTCTCTAATAGTTCCTCTCACACCTTCCCAGTGGTAGTCGAATGTACCTAACGTACCCATACGATTTTTTACAACAGTAAGTGTAATAAAGTTATCATCAGCTGGATTCTTTGGATCAAATCCTGGACGATGCATTGTAATTACTTGTGCCGAAGCCTCCGCGACTAATCCAGACCCTTTAATATTAAAATATGAATTAAGTTCTTCTGCTGGTCCACCAGTTACCTTCGCTGGCTGCGTCAACAAGATAACACAAATAGCAAATTCATTAGCAATGTCTTTCAATGAACGAGCAACAAATCCTTTTGCGATAGTCGGATCATTGGATAAGTCTGTCAGGACATTTTCTAAGTAATCTACTACGATTAATTTAGGAAATTCACCAGTAAGTTCTTTTTCTTTTAGTAAAGCATCTCGAATGATGTCAACATTCATGGCTCCACGAAAGCAAAACTTAACATTAGAGTATTCAGCATCTAATGTACTCTCAACTTTTTCAATCACGGCCATATCTTTATTTTGATACGCATGAAATAGTCTATCACTATGATATCCTGTATGTCTCTGAGCTAGACGCTGATATACTTGAGGAGCTGCCATGTCTAAAGAGAAGAACATGGACTTAATGCCTTGTTTAGATGTGCTATTTAAGATACCAAATGAAATACTTGATTTACCAGCTGAAGGAGCTGCCAAGATTGACACTAACGTACTTGTTGTCACCCTAATTTCCTGATCAAATGATGGAATACCCAGTTTCAATGTATTCTTGTCAATATTTGTAGCAAAATCGGAGAAAATACTATTTACTTGCGATAATTTAATAAGTAAATTTCTATCATACTTATCTTCAATGCTATATCTTTGCTTAGTTCTGATGAGAAGTTCATTTTTATCCTCAGAGTACATTCCACCCTTCCACAAAGGGCTATAGACGCTTTCTAATTCTTTCCATACTTCACGTTTAGTTGCTTCATCAACGTCATCTAGTCCTAATCTACGAGCACGTAAACGTAGTGTCGCCTTGATATTATTGTATGCTAACTCTTGATGCCAACCAAGACCTAAATAAGTAGCTGCTAATATCATAACAGCTTCGTGACGCTCACCCTCTTCAAAGTAACCTTCAGCAAGCGCATACTTAGCGTTAGTTAATCCTGTTTTATTCTTATTAAAATCAGGCTTATCTGTGTATTCAACAATTTCCTTCTTCTTTTCTTTTACATTCTTCAAATTAACAATGTCAATAGGCAGAGTAACACGCTTATTCATGTTCTGATCTACCATATCATAATGATTATCAGTAAGTTCTTTAGCAGCCTCTGAGATTTGCTGTACAGACAGCTTAGCTAACTCGTCCACAGTAAGCGGTATCTTGTATAGACCTGATTTATTATGTCTTGACAGCGGTGCTCTAATGACTCGCTGCACGTCGGAGATTGAAGTATCGTTAGATTCTAGATCGCCAGCTAGCGATTTGCGTATAGCATTAGCTTCTACTTGCGTAAAGTCTTGATCAGATGCTACCTCAACATGAACACCCTTGCTGCCACTCCAATAGACACTGATATTTTCTTTTGTTATACCCTTTTGTGTAAGTCTACCAATGAGAGTGAGCGCATCTAGCTTAGCGGCTTCAATATTTGATTTACTATCGAAGTCAAATACTAGCGTGTTAGTTTTAACATCAGAAATACCAGCTAATGTATGTGTTTTCTTGAAATCGTCGTAATGTTTTTGAGTATATTTATAAATTGAATAGTAATAGTCCTGTTTAGGATCTTTACTGTATAAATTAGATAGTTCTGAAATTAATTCAGACTCTGGTACTAATTTACGTTTGTTTAGTCCAATAGCAATAGCTTTGTAATTTTGTGTCATGTTGTCTCCTCAACGTGTATATTATCGTCCTGTACTACCAAATCCAAAAGAGGATCTGTCTGTTTCATTAAAATCATCAACTTCAACAAGATCTGCCCATATCTGTTCTTGAGGTATAAGTTGTACCAGTCTATCGCCAATGCTAACAGACCCTTCTGTATACTCCGAAGTTTTTTTAAAAATAGCAATAATTTCACCGGAGTAGTTGCTATCAATGATACCTATGTTATTATATAATATCAATCCTCGCTTATGAGTAGAAGATCTAGGTACTAGCATAAAATAGGTACCCATCTCTGGCTGTACGGATATTCCAGTAAATACGGTTAATGTGGTGTCAGTCTCTTCTATTCGGTGAGTAAAGCAGTCGTAGCCAGCAGCGGATGGATCGGATTGTTTGGGTAAAATAGAAGTTTCGTATAATCTCTTTATTTTTACCACTACATTACTCTTCTCTTTCATATACATAGCTCGAAATACTGTTCTAATATCACTCAAATCATGATGAGCTTTCAGCATGTTTATGCTAAATAAACATAAAACAACATTGTCTATGGTATATCCCTTAGTACTATCTATACGATCTACTGACATCGTATTATATTTAGGCATTCCCTTCTTTTCTAGAGACATTGGTAGATTTGTATAGTGACATTTGCCGCCATTACTATTATATAGCTTTATTAAATCTTCTTTTGTTAAATCAAATTCTAACTTTTTATTCTCAGCGCGTTTTTTTATATCTGTTACTCTGTTGTGAAATACTTTCTCTAATGCTGTAAAGTTTTTACAATTTGTATTTTTATATCCTACATAATACTTTGATCTGTATTGAGACATACATAATCTAGAACATGTTGGATTTACTATCTTATTAGAATGGCTTTTTTTATAAAAAATTTCTTTTCCACAGTTAGAACAAGTTCTACAAACTTTTTTAGTCTGACGCTTACTACTTGTTACGCCAGAGCATTTAGTGCTACAGTGGTGAGTCTTATTTTTTGTTGAGCGACCTGGATATATTGAAAATAGTACTCCACAATTAAAACAGTTAACATCTATCATACTTCTTCCTTCGCTGCGGGAGCTAAAGGTGCTCCAAACTCTTCATGCAGTTGTTGTGAGTATGCTAATGCTCGCCATACTAATTGGTTTGCTTCTAATAAAATATCTGATTGTTTCACAGAAGATTCTCCAGCTTTAAAACTAGCTTTTAAGTTCTCAGTGTCCATTAAATGTCTAATAATACAGTCCCCATGATCCATAGATTTACCTCTAGCGTGGTGTAGAGGTTCTCCAGGATTATGTTTGTCATTACCTAACTTTGATGTATTTGCTGCTCCAGCTAAAGCTGCTGGAAAGTAATTAAGAAGTCCTGATAGCATTGGATAATTTTTTCTCTCAGCTGAATCAGTTGGTAGTGTCAGTAATCTTTTTTCTTCTTTTGGTCGCATTTCATCAGCAATAGATAAAACATCGAAGGTATTGCCGTATTTCCGTAACCGCGTGTAGTCAACCGATCTAACAAATCCGTTTTCAAGCTCTAGTTCAGCAAATGGATATGTAAATCCTTTGTATATTCCACTAACACCATCACGATTGTCATAAACGATATCCCCTACAGATACAACGCCATCTTGAAGATAAATATTCATATAACCATCCTCGCTTCTCCCCAATACTTATTAATTTCTTTCTTAGTCTTTAATATTTCAAATTCATTCTCATCTGTAATTGGAATACTATCTAAATAATTAAGAGTATCTTCATATACTCCAATAAATTCCATAAATAAATCGTACTGTAGAGCTAGGGCTTGCACCCTAACATCTTCATTTACTACTGGACATGATAATGTCACATTGATGTCATTTAACTTATCATTAAGTTCTTTCAGTTTATCAATACTCTCACTCATGTCCATGTTTCTCCTCTTTATTAGCGAATATCGAAAATATACCCGCGAACGCCTAACATTTTATCGTTCCATTTATTTGTTTTCTTTAAAATATCCATAACATTATACGGTGCTTTATTTCCAAATGATGTAATAGATGATTTAATATTTAAGTGGACAACACCATCAGCTAAGCCTAATGCTAAAGCCTCTGGAGTTTCTGCCCAGATATTATCAGCTACTAGTGCTTTAAACTTGCCATACTCAATTCCTGAGCGTTTAGCAACTTCCGCATCCATACGATCAACATAAGACTTATACATCTTAATAAGCTCGAACATGTTTTCAATAGTACCCTGTGCTCCACCTGAAGCTGGATGTGCCATAAGGATAGCTTTCTCAGTCATCAGACGACGAGACCCTGCTTCAAAGATTTGAAAAGCCATTGATGCGCATAAGTTATCACATACAGTAATTACGTTCTTTCCTGAGTGCTTAATATACTCTAATAGTCTCGCTCCAGCTAATACGCTACCACCAGGACTGTCTAATACTAGATATACAGTGTTTCCTGAAGTCTCCCGAATTAAGCTAATAGCCGCTTCTACAGACTCTTCAACTACCGACACGTTGAATAAAATAACACTATCAGAACTAACTTTCATGTTCTCTACGGTGTAGTTTGTTTGCTTTAGGGTTGCTACAGACTGAGGCGTGTACACAGTTGTAGTACTTGTGCTAGATTCTGTGCCAACAGTAGCAACTACTTCTGATGAAGTAGTGGAAGCCGTTTGTTGCGTCTTTGTTGATGTTGTGCGAATACCTAAAGCAACTCCTGTCACTAGTAATACCGCGATTGCTGAATAGAAAAATCCTTTTTTCAAAATAACTCCTTTGTTATTGTTTTTGGTTCAAGTCAGTAGAACACATTTCTTTCAATTTGTCAAGGAAATTATTAAGTGTTGCTAATTTGAACATAGCTCTATTGGAAATAAAAACAGAATCTCGATAGAGTCCTTGCACTCCTTCTTCATATACCCTCATATACTCTTCACTAAATTCTCCGTACAATACCTAGGACCATAGTACTGTTCTTCACCTATTTTATACGGAGCATATCTAAATATACAGAGACGTGAATGTCGCATTGAAATTTTATACTTCATAACTTCTCCAATAATTTTACATCATGTCCACATATTTTTAATAATTTAGCAACACTACGGTTTGATATGATAGACTTAGCTTCCTCCATAAGGGAACCCGTGTAAACAGGGAATGGAATATACCCCCCTTCTAGATCAATGGATGATATAGAGAAACTAAGGGGCAATCCAGTGTCTTTAAATATATTATTGTGTGAAATGTAGATCATAACTTCTCCATTATAGAAATATCTCCGCCATATAATTTTATCAACCAAGCCGCTTGTCTGGATGTTATTTGTACTTTATTGTTATCTACATATGACGTTTTCCAAACAGCATATGGAAGTATCTCTACATTCCGTAATAAAAGGATACTACGTGCTATTATGCTGCGGTTTAGTTTTACGTCTGCTTTAAAAATTCTACCTACTGAATAATAATACATTTAACATATATTAGTAGATAGTAAGTGTTTTGTCAAGTGACCTTTGGTTTTTACCAAGCAGCTTATAAAGCAAAATAGACACAGTACACCACGCGGATTATCTAAATATAAGGAATTATTATGGAATATATTAAAAAAACTAATGTTCCTATGTTGCTTCTTTGTCTCGTCACTGTACGCATGATGTTTAGTGATGCGTCTATGGCTTTAGCTATCTTTGGACTAGCAACTACAGGACTGTATGCTTATTCGGTATTTCTCAAATCTAAGGAAGTTAAGCCTTTATCTGAAGAAGTTAAACAAGAGCTTAATGAGATGCGTAGTATTATCTCTAACGTATCAATTAAAAGCGGCATCAAGCCTCCAGTGAAAGAAAACCAAAGGTATTTCTAATGGCTGATATTATTTCTATTGCAGAACTTCGTAAAGAATTTCTATCTAAATCAAAAGCTGCTGATATTCATGAGTTTGTTCATAAACAACAAGAACTTCTTGAAAAGTATATCAACATGTCTAATGAGTTACAAAAACAATTAGATCATGCTAATGAAATCATCAAGTCTATGGGTAGTCCATTACTTATTAAAGGTAATGATGACAACAATGAAGAATTTATCTGCGTTGAGCAGATTAGAATATTAAAAGAGCGTTCTCAGTCCAGAGAACTAGACATCAATGATGTTAAGAAACTAGATTTACTTATTAAAAATTTAAGATTAATCCGTTCTCAACCTACAGAGAACAATAATACAACTATCAGAGATGTCTCTGAGGTGGACTTACTGGCCGCAGCAAGAGGTGACTAATGTCCGAAGCTCCAGCAAAGAAGCTAACCAAGTCGGAAGCTATTGCTAAGCTTTGGGATTTAGGTAACTTAACGTATAAATTACATTCATCACAGAACGATATGTACCAAAAGATTCAAGAAGGTGAAGATATCATTCGAGTCATCGCTTGTTCTCGTGGTTGGGGTAAGTCATTTGCCCTACTAACTATCGCATTTGAGTTCTGTCTAAAAAAACCCAATACAATCATAAAATATGCAGCTCCTACCGCCAAGGATCTTAAGACTATCGTTATGGATAACTATAAAAAAGTTATGGAAGATTGTCCTAAGAAGTATGCTGATAAAATTAAATGGAAAGTACAAGAGAATAAAATTGTATTTGAACATAATGGTAGTGAAATACATCTAGCCGGTGTTGAAAAAGGTAACTTCGAGAAACTTCGAGGAGCTACTGCCGACTTGTGTATTATTGATGAGGCTGGTTTCTGTGAGAAGCTTGACTACATTGTTAATTCTGTAATGTTCCCTATGATTGCGCGTGGTAAGGGTGATATTCGTAAGAAACGTATCATCATGGCATCTACTCCTTCTAAAACAAATGATCACGACTTCATCAAGTACATGAGAGATTATGAATTTAAAGAGAAGTTAGTTAAATATACTATTCATGAAAATCCTTTGATGGATTTCCAAGCAGCTAGTTCTGGATTTACATCTAAGCAAGAGTTTATTGACAAAGTAATCCTAGCTCCTTATGTTGATGGTGTAAATTCTACAACATATCGCCGCGAGTTTCTCTGCGAAATTATTACAGATGATGATGATGCTGTAGTGCCTGAGTTTAATAAAAAAGAAATCCAAGAAGCTTGCATAAAAGACTGGCCTGAACCAGCTCACTACGACGCTTATGTTTCTATGGATATCGGATTTAAAGATTTAACTGCTGTATTATTTGCTTATTATGATTTCCAAAATGCTAAGCTTGTAATTAAAGATGAATTAGTGTTATCAGGTACTAAAATGTTAACAGATAATCTAGCATTAGAAGTTAAGATGAAAGAGTCTGCTAATTTTATTAATAGATATACTGGTGAGAATATTAAGCCTCATCTTCGAGTTGCTGATAATAATAATCCCATTCTTTTACAGGATTTGGCTGTTAAGCATGGTCTTAACTTTATGGCTACGGCCAAGGATGACAAGGACGCCGCTATAAATAATATGCGCATGTTAATAAAGTCCGGTAAGATAATAATCAGTCCAAAATGTAAGACTTTAATATCTCACTTAAAAGGTGCTGTATGGAATAGTGCTCGTACTTCCTTTGCTAGAAGTCCAGACAAAGGGCATTATGACCTAGCAGATAGCTTGATTTATTTGTGCCGTAATGTTAACTTTCAGCGTAATCCTTTTCCTAAAGATAACTACAGCCCATCTAACTATCATCTTAATAACCAACCAAATACACCGTCTACTCCCTTTGAATCGTTCATTAAAGACGCTTTTACTCCAAAATTAGGAAGCCGTAGACGTCGCTAATTAACATATATTATTATAGGGAAGTGTAATATATGGCTAATAATCAGAATTATTTTGCCGCTGAAGATTCTCAAAAAGCAGCAGCAGATCTATTAAGACGAGCTAATGACTGGTATCAAGGGTTATATTCTAATAACTACTTCGATATTATCCAGCGTTCATATTTAGCATATCATGGTATGTTTGGAGGTCAGGATGGTCATAAGATCACTTTTGGCGGCGAACAAGGTGAATTAACTAATATTGACATTAATCACTATGCCAACATAGCTCAACACATGCACGTAATGATTACGGCTAATAAGCCAGCGTTTGTCGCTAAGGCTACCAATTCAGACAATAAATCAATCATCCAGTCAAAGTTAGCTAGTAGCTTACTTGAGTACTACATGCGCGATAAGAACTTAGAGAAGTATTTATCTAAAGCGGTAGAAAGTGCTCTTATCTTAGGTAGCGGTTACATCAAAATGGAGTGGAACGCTACTCGTGGTGAAGTGTATGAAGTTGATGATGAAACTGGTACACCAATTCATGCTGGTGATGTAGAATTTAAAAACATTACTCCTTTCAACATTATGTTTGATACAACTAGAACTCCAGATGAACATGACTGGGTCTTATGTCGTACATTCAAAAGTAAATATGATTTAGCAGCTAAATATCCAGATCTTGCTGATAAAATTTTAGCAATGACTCCAGCTAGTGAGTATTTCAACTATGGCATGGATATGTTCAATAGCAATAAATCTGATGACATTGCTGTTTATGAGTTTATTCATAATAAAACAGAAGCATTACCAGATGGCAGATTCATGCTATTCTTAGATGGAGATACTGTGTTACAAGACATGGCTAATCCATATCCTGAATTACCGGTATTTCGTATTTCTCCTCGTGATGTATTAGGAACTTCTTTTGGATACTCTCCAATGTTTCCTTTATTGCAAGTACAAGACGCTTTGAATGCGACATACTCAGCTATCCTTTCTAATCAGTCAGCATTTGCTGTTCAATCTATCTTCGTTAAACGCGGATCAGATATCTCACCTAAATCATTAGAAGGTGGATTAAATATTATTGAAGGTAACGAGAAGCCCGAACCAATCAACTTTACTAATACACCAGCTGAAGTATTTAACTTCGCTAAGACGTTAGAAACGCAAATGGAAACTATTTCTGGAGTATCATCTGTAACAAGAGGTAATCCCGAAGCTTCCCTTCGTTCTGGTACAGCACTAGCGATGGTTCAATCTACATCACTTCAATATATGTCAGGCTTACAACAACAATACATTAGATTAATGGAAGATGTTGGAACCGGTCTTATCAACTTACTTAAAGCTTTCGCACATACTCCTCGTATTGTAATGCTTGCCGGTATTGCTAATAAGAACTATATTGAAAAAGAATTTACATCAGATGATTTAGCTAATATCAATCGTATTACGGTAGAAGTAGCTAATCCGTTATCGCAAACACACGCTGGACGTTTACAAATTGCTTCAGACTTAATGCAGTATGGTTTAGTTAAGACTCCAGAAGAGTACTTAACTGTTCTTACTTCAGGACGTTTAGATGTGATGATTGATCCGATTCAAAGACACACTAACTTATCTAGATCTGAAAATGAGAAGATGATGTTGGGTGTTGCAGTTAAAGCTATCGCATTAGATGATCACGCTTTACATATTAAAGAACATCAGTCTGTGATTGCTGATCCAGATTTACGTGAAGGTGATGTTGCCGATTTAGTTTATCAGCATATTCTTGAACACGTTGACTTAATGAAAAACACAGACCCTGGATTACTTAGTATTCTTGGTATTCCTAGTTTACAACAAACAGCTCCACCTCCTGAACCGCCTATGCCGCCAGAGGGTCAAGTAAGTCAAAGTCCAGAGCAAGGTCCAGTTAGCGAAGCTCCACTGGGTGCTGAAGGTATGAATTTACCTCAACCGACGCAAGTTCCGGCCTCATTTATGTCCCCAGATCAAGCGGAGATGCAGCAAGCGACTCAGGGTAATATTAATTTTAATAAATAGGAGATAAGTAAATGTCAATACCAGGTTCTATGTTAAACATGGAAAATATTATAAGGAAAGTATTCGACCATACTACTGATACTTTAAAAACGACAGCTGTAGGAGGACCTTCTGGTATTATCATTAGTTCTGCTGATGATAGTATTGCGATTGGTAACGTAGCTGGCGATTTAATGACGGTAAATCCTAATGGAACAATTGATACTAATATCTTTGGAGTTACTCCGGTGTCCGGAAGAGTTCCTGTTGATATTGGCGGAGCTACTGTAAACATCACAGGCCCAGTTACTGTATCAAATGAAGTAGAAATTAAAAATGATGCCGGTAATCCAATTCCGGTAAATGGTACAGTCGTCGTTACTGGCGTTGCGACACTAACTGAACAACAAACACAAACTACAGTATTAAATTCAATAGATAGTAAATTAACTAGTCCGGTAACCGTATCTGCTACTAACTTAGATGTTAGAGACTTAGTATTCGCTACCGACAAAGTTGATGCTTCAGGATCTTCTGTTACAGTGAGTAATACAGTGGCGGTTTCAGCTGTTAGTTTACCGCTACCAACTGGTGCAGCTACTCTTACTGAGCAACAAAGTCAAACTACGCAATTAACCAATGCTAATAGTTCATTATCTAGTATAGCAGGAGACGCTTCGTTAATTAGTTCTGACACTTCTGGTATTTTATCTGAAGCAACAAATCAAACTATAGTTCAAAATGATATATTAACTAAATTAAATTCATCAATAGCAGTTACATCAACAAATCTAGACATAAGAGATCTAGCTTTTGTTACAGATAAAGTTGACGCCTCTGGATCATCAGTATCGGTTACAAACTTTCCAGCGACTCAGCCTGTGTCAGCAAATAATCTTGATATTAGAGATCTAGTGTTTTCTACGGATAAGGTTGATGTTACAGGTTCTACTGTAGCATTAGATCCAGCAACACTGGCAGCTTTAGAGAATACAACAGTATCTGTTGATAATTTTCCAGCTAATCAAAATGTTACAGTACAAAATGCTTCACTAGCGGTAACTCAATCTGGAACATGGAATGTAAGTAATGTTTCAGGTACAGTAAGTTTACCTACTGGAGCTTCTACTTCAGCATTACAGAGTACAATCAACACTTCGATAGGAACAGTGGCTACAAATCAATTAAGCGGTAGTCAAAAGGCTATCGTAAGAGGTGGAGCTAAAGGTACAACGCTAGCTGGCGATATAACTAGCACTAATGTAGACGCAAATAGACAAGCTTTAGATGTAGCTATTAAAGAAATACCGGCGGTTGCATTAGATGCGTCAACTTTAGCATCTTTAGAAACGGTCAGTGTAAATAACTTCCCATCATTAGTAGATGTTACTGGTAGCGATGTAACGGTAAGTAATGTCGTTGATGTTAATATCACTGGTGGAAATGTCACAATTAATTCTGAAGTAGAAATTAAGAATGATGTGGGAAATCCGGTACCAGTAAGCGGTTCTGTATCTATCGCTAACTTCCCAGCTACCCAGCCTATTAGCGCAGTATCTCTACCTTTACCTCCAGGAGCCGCTACTCAAACGACTCTAGCATCTGTTGATACTAAGTTAAGTACAACTAATTCTACATTAGCTAGTATTGATGCTGGTATTCCGGCAGCTTTAGGACAAACTACTATGGCGGCATCAATGCCAGTTACGCTTGCATCTAATCAAACTGATGTACCGGTAAGTTTAACATCAACTACTGTTACAAATACAGTAGCGGTTTCGGCAGCATCGTTACCACTACCAACTGGCGCCGCAACTGAAACAACGTTAAGTACTTTGAATGGTAAAATACCATCCAATCTTACCGTAAAAGCTCCTTCAACGGCAGCAGTAGCCGCTGATCAAGCTTTAGTTGTTACATTAAGTCCAAATAATCCAGTAACAGCTACTATAAGTAATGCTAGCATTGAGATATCTAATGACGTAGGTAATCCTATACCGGTAAACGGTACAGTGACCGCAAATTTAGGCACAATCGCGGGAGTAGCAACTGAAACTACTGTTGCAGCTATAAATACAAAATTACCTTCAGGTTTAACGGTAACGTCTACTCGATTACTTACGGACAACTCTGGTGTAACTCAGCCTATTTCAGCTATATCTTTACCTTTACCTACAGGGGCAGCTACTAGTGCCTTACAATCAACTGGTAATACTAGTTTAAATAGTATTGATACTAAATTAACCACATACAATAATACTATATCCGTAACTGATATATCAAATGCTACAGCAGTAAACGGTGCAGTAACCGTATCAACTACAGCAACGGCTATTAATGTTAGTGGAACTAATTTAGCAAATAGAAAAAATATAACTATCTATAATAATAGCGCTACTGTTGGAAATATTCTTTACTATGGATTTAGTACTGGAGTTACTACGTCAAATGGATTTCCTTTGGCCAGGAACACAAGCGTATCTTTTGAATTGGGACCAAATGTTACTGTTTATTTAATAGCGACATCCGGATCGCATAATGTAAGAGTAGTGGAGTTATCATAATGAGTAAGATAAGTACAACACAGTCAGGTTCTGGACTTCCTATTGATGCTATTTCTGGAGTTAGTGCTGATAATGTTCAGGATGCTTTGCTGCAACTCAAGACACAAACTGACGCTAAGGCTGATAATGCAACAACTCAAGCTGCCTTAAATTTAAAATATGATGCGTCTAATCCATCGGGCTATCAAACCGTAGCTCAGGTCACGTCAACAGTTAGTGCTGCTTCTACTGCCGATAGAGATAGAGCTAATCATACCGGAACTCAGCTAGCTTCTACAATTTCAGATTTCTCAGAGGCAGTTGATGATAGAGTTGCTACGTTACTTACTGCTGGTACAAATATAACATTAACTTATAATGATGTAGCAAACACTTTGACAATTGACAGTACAGGTGGTGGTGGGGGGTCTTATACTGATGAACAAGCCCAAGATGCGGTAGGAACTATCCTTACTGATACAGCTAGTGTTGACTTCACTTACAATGATGTAGCGAATACAATATCTGCTGCGGTACTACCTGCCGGAGTTGATCATAACTCTCTACAGAATTATACAGCTAATCGTCATATAGACCACACTACTGTTAGTATTTCTGCCGGTGCTGGACTATCTGGTGGTGGAGATATTACAGCCAATAGAACCATTTCAATGCCTGATGTTGGAACTGCTAGTACTTATGGATCTGCGTCGCAAGTTCCAGTGTTAACGACAGACGCAAAGGGTAGAATCACAGGGGTTGTAAATACAGCGATTTCGATTGTTGCAGCAGCAGTTTCAGACTTTGCTGATGCTGTAAGATCAACGGTTTTAACCGGTTTAAGTTTGACAACAGGTACAGCAGTTACAGCAGCTGACACTGTTTTACAAGCCATTGGGAAACTACAAGCTCAGTTAAACAAAACAACAATTTCACGAGTTCAAGGTACTTTAACTAATAGCTCTAGCGTAACTCTTGTTAATATGACAGCTTTATCTTTTCCGGTTGTTGCTGGTAGGTGGTATGCATTTGAAACGGTAATCGAATACTCATCTGCTGTGGCAACTACAGGCGCAGCTTGGTCAATGACCGGAAGCGGTGGAGTGGCTGGAACAATAACAGCAACTGGATCTTTTCAAACTTCAACAAATGCTAACCAGTTTATACCAATTTCAGGAATAGGTACCGTTATTACATCTACGGCAGTACCTTCAGCCGGTACTTTATATATTGGTAAGATTTATGGTGTTTTTACTTGTACAACAAGTGGTACGCTAACCCCTGCATTTAGGTCAGAGACGAACGGACAGACCATTTCAGTGTATAATTCAACATTTATCACCGTGAGAGATATAACATGATAGTATCATCGGAATTTAAGAGAGGTATAAAATGAAAGCATTTAAAATGTGGTCTCAAGCCGAGTTTAATCCAGAAAATATACCAGCTACGGTACCCTTTACTGTGCAAGATTGTGTTCTAGGAGAACAGCTAACTTTAGAATCACTAGGGTATACAGTAATGTCCGACGAAGACTATGCTTCTTACGTGTCTAGTCAAGATCCTATCATAGCAGCGTGGCAGGCTTCAAAAAGCAAAGTGATATCTCCTGTTACAAACCAACAACTACGCACTGCATTAGTTTTGATTTCTTTTCAACAAAGTAAACCAAATTTACATCCTGATGCGATAAAATCATTCATTGAGACATTGTCAGAACCGAATAGATCTCTAGCTTTACAGCAATGGGAGTATTCAAATGAGATGCTTAGGAGTAACGCTTTAGTTAATTCCTTAGCTTCATCATTGGGACTGACGTCTGCGGATCTGGATAATATCTGGACATATGCAGCTACTTTGTAATTAACATATATTAATAGGTGGTACTATGAGTAAAATATTAACTTTCGGATTTAGTAGAAGTATTGGGTGTAAGCCTTTTAGTAAGGCTATTCAGTTAGTTGAGAAAAGACCATACTCACATGTATATGTTAAATATGTAGATGAATTTACTAAAGATGTTATGATTTTTCAGGCTAGTCATGGGGATGTTAATGTAGTATCTGAAGCTATGTTTCTTGCTTCAAATGTCATCATAGAAGAATATGAAATGCAGGTATTGGATAGCGTGTATATGACTATCCGAAAGAAGATGAACTCTCTTCTTGGATTAAAATATAGCATACTACAAATACTCAACATAGCATTACAGAAGATATTTCAAACAAAAGACATAAAGCTTGTTGCTAATGGTAATGAGCAATTCATCTGCTCAGAGTTGGGATATGTAATATTAGAAGAAGCATACCCTAAAGTTATTGCTGATCAAGAAAGCGTTACTCCTAGTGATTTTAATAAAATAATTAACATAATTGGCGTAAAGAGGGTTGTATAATGGATAGATCTGCTCAACAACAAGCTCTTATTGATTTGATGTCTAAGCTAGAAAGTCGTGATGGAACTATGACTGACCATGCTCTATTAAAAGATGGAACAAATGCTGTTGGACGTTATGGAATAAAGCCTACAACGGCTCAAGAAATGCTTAATAGAAGCCCTTCTTCTGAGTTTAAGAATACTGATGATAAATTTGAAATGCAGAAGATGTTAGAACAAAATCCTGAAATGCAAGAAGAAGTTATGACTAAACTTGCCGAACATCTATTAAAAAAGAATCAAGGACAACTTACTCCAGCAGCTGTTGGTCACTTTAAAGGTCATAATGCTTCTATGGAGTCTAATGAAGATAAGCTTAAGAATATGGGCTTATATGAAGATAGAATTGAAAAGGCTAAACAAGAACTAGGTATTATGCCTAATTTATTAAATAAGATGAAAGCGAGATAGTCATGCCTTTAAAATCACGCGCACAACAAAGACTAATGTATGCTTCTTTAAAAAAAGATACTGGCGTACCTAAAAAAGTAGCAAAAGAAATGATAGATGCCACACCCAAAGAAGCGTTTTCTAAACTTAAAGAGAAGTTGAAAAAGAAGTAATATGGACCCAAAAGAATTATTTGCTAAAATGAAACAATTCGCACAAGAGCAGGAAGCTAAGGCTGCGCCGCATCTTAATCGTATTGATAATCAATTTAAACTTCAACCAGGATATACGCAGAGTATGTTGGAAGATATGGCTAGTGCTTCTGGCGGTATTAAGAGTTTAAATGTTCCTGAAATGCAAGCCGCTGTAAATGAGTTTCAGCAATTAAAAAAGGCAATTCAAGATAGGGGATATGGTAGACAACTTACGGAAGAGGAGTTGATTAACTCGTACCCTAAAGACATCTTATCAGATGCTGAAAAACTACGTAGACGTAGAAATATTGATATAGACTTAATAGATAGAGCACAAGAAGCTGAGAAAAAACTCAAGCGTCCAGGGTCTGAAGACGTAACAAAAATAATAGGCGACTAAAATAACATATATTTATGAGACTACTCCCATGTTGGGACTGTCCACTTTAAACTATATCCCTTATTTGGGACTATAAAAAGGAAAAAAGTATGTCAGAAGAAAACACAGGCGCTCCTGCGCCAGAAGCAGTAGAAACGGCTCCCGAAGTCGAAGCAATCGAAGGTCAAGAGTTAGAAGCCTCTGGTGAAGAAACTCAAGAAACGCCAGCACAAGAAGCTAAAAAGCAAGAAGAAATAAAAAAAGCTTTAAAATCATACGAACTTAAAGTCAATGGTAAATCTAAGAAGATTGACCTTGATATGGATAATGATGAAGAAGTTAAGAAATACTTACAGAAAGCTATGGCTGCTGATGAGAAGTTTCAAGAAGCTTCTAGTTATAAAAAGCAAGCTGAGCAGCTAGTTGAGATGTTACAAAATGACCCCTTGTCGGTACTTCGTAATCCGGCATTAGGCTTAGATATCCGAAAATTAGCTGAACAAGTTCTTTTACAGGACTTAGAAGAACAACAGAAGTCTCCTGAGCAAAAGAAGCTTGAAGAGTATGAACGTAAGTTAAAAGAATATGAAGATAATAAGAAAAAAGAAGAAGACGCTCGTCGTGCTCAGCAATTAGAAGAAGCAACTCGTCGTAATCAGACTGAGATTGAAAACAGCATGATTCAAGCTTTAGAGAAGAGTGATCTTCCTGCTGAACCATTCTTTATCCGTAGAGTAGCTGATGCTATGGCTTCTGCTATTGAAGCTGGATGGGAAGATGTTACTGTAGAAGACATTATGCCTTACGTTGAAGGTAGAATGAAGAGTGATTTTGGTAGTCTTATTGGTAAGCATAGAGAACCAGCTAAGCTTGAAAAGTTATTAGGTAAAGATGTTCTTAATGAATACCGCAAACACTCGGTAGCTAAAGTTAAGAAAACTCCTACTTCATCTACCCCTTCTACAACTAAGACTACAGAAGCGACTCCAACAGCACCTAAGAAGATTAGAATTGAAGACATGGGTGGTTGGTAATAACCAGAATAACGATAGTTTTAACATATATTATTAGGACATCTATATTTGTCATCGGCTGAACTCAACGGCTCTTAGATAAGCAACTGCCTCTAGGATACCACATAGTAGGTGAAATGTCAAGTAAAAAATGTACTAAAAACAACAATAACATAAAAAACAAAGGATATTAAAATGGCAGATTTTCCAGGTGCAGTTGACATTACAACTGCGAACGGTCTCTTTAAAAAAGTTTATGGTGATTTAGAAAACATCATCCCAGTTGGTAAAAAGGTAGCGGAAATGATCCCTTTCTTGCCAAAAGCAAAAACAGGTGAATCATATAACGTAGCTGTAATTTTAGGATTAGAGCATGGCGTAACTTACGAATCATCTGATGCTGGTGCGTTCCAATTGAACGATGCAGTAGCTGGTGCAGTTAAGCAAGCAACTATCAAAGGAAACCAAATCGTATTGCGTTCTGCAATGTCATACGAATCAATTTTCCGTTCTCAAGGTAGTGAGCAAGCTTTCCAAGAAACAACTAAGTATGTAATCCAAAACATGATGGATTCATTATACAAAAAATTAGAAGTTGAATTAATGTACGGACAAGATGGTATCGGAGTTTTAGACTCTTCTCCAGCTCCTACAGCTACTTCTTTCAAAATTACTGATGCTGAATTTGCTCCAGGTATCTGGGCTGGTTCTCGTGGTATGAAAGTTGATTTGTACAATGGTGTTACTTTAGTTGGAACAGCTCAAGTACAACGCGTTGATTTATCAACTAAAATTGTAACTTTACAAGGTGTTGGTATCGTTGGTGCCGCTGCTGGACATAAGTTATATCCTGCTGGCGCATTTGGTAAACAAATGATCGGTATGAAAAAGATCATGGAAAACACAGGCGTAATGTTCGGTATTGATGCTGCTCAATACGAATTATGGGAAGGTACTCAGTACGCTTTACCTACAGCTGACGTTTTATCTTTCGCTGTTATTCAACAAGCTATCACTAAAGGTGTTGAAAAAGGTTTAGATAAAGACGTAGTAGTTTTCTGTAATCCAGGTCACTGGGATGATTTATTAACTGAGCAAGCTGCTTTACGTATGTATGACAGTTCTTACTCTTCTAACCAAGCTGAAAATGGCGCTCGTTCAATCAAGTTCCATTCTCAAAACGGTATGGTTGAGATTATCCCATACATCCACGTTAAAGAAGGTCACGCTTTCATCATCTGTAAAGATGACTGGAGACGTATCGGTTCTACAGACGTTACTTTCAAACGTCCTGGACAACCAGATAAGTACTTCCTGGAACTGCAATCTCATGCAGGTGTTGAACTTCGTGCATACACTGACCAGGCATTACTATGCAATAAGATTGGCCGCCAGGTGCTTGTAACTAACTTAAAAGTTTCTTAATTGATACTTTAAAAGTTATCTCTGAGGGGAGTCTTTCGACTCCCTTTTTTTATATGGAATTATCATGTGTTCAATTCTAGATAAATATTCCCTTTTCTTTCTTCTATCACAATTAAAGTAAAAATATCTGTGTTTTGATTTTTGTTTAATAAACTTCGCATCAGGATATTTAGCTAGTATATCGGCTTTTTTTTGGCTACCCACTTTAACTCTCATTGCTCTAGACCCATAAATCTTACCGTTTATCTCTACAGCAAACCTAAGTCTATCCGGCTTACCCATAGATCCTACATAATGAAAATTACAGGACTGGTATATAGTCCCGACTTCTCCAGCATTATGATCGACGGTACAGGTGACTATTTCATATTGTTTTGGTAGCATTTTTATAGCCGCCATGATCAGATAAGAGGCTGTATTTTTAGGTGTCCAATGCAGACATACTCCCCGATTGAGAAGTATTATTTTATTAGAAAATCCATACTTATCCCAAACACCTAAGTTCTCGGAATACTCACTCCCAAAAACTACAACCCCACCACACACACTTAGTCCTGTTGTATTATCTTTAAAATAAATCCCGTAGGCATGCTTGTTTACAGCAGCTATAGTTCCAAGCCATTCATATTTTTCAATAATAGGGCGAGCTTCTGTTATTGATATTTCTTTTATGATTGTATTTTTTAATGTTAAATCTAAATTATTCCAGTATGGATGATTAGCTTCGGTAGCCGCTGATTCTAATCGTCGTTGATATTGCCATGCCGTTGATGCTTGTATGTCCTTATTACCAACATTAAATCGACTCATCTTCTATTGCTTTCTTAATTTGATTTAGCACAAACTCAACGTCGTCGGGGATTGTGTCAGATTTGAGTAAATTATCAGCCGCCCATAATGGCCTAAGATTTATCGGATGATTTAGTATTTTTTGATTTAATGGATCTTTTAATTGTTCATCATCGAAATATGCAAAAGGGATGTGATGGTCTATATTCCAATAATTATCTTCGTCTCCGTAGTTATCCCATGTCATTCCCGGTTGCCATTGCTTTTCAAAATGCTCCATTAAATACAGATCATCTTTCATTAATTTATGTATAGCGGAAGTAGCTTTTGCTGCACCAATTCTATGAAGAGCATTTCTAAGTCTATTTCGTAAATTTTTTGTAATTCTATATGCAGGATTACTTTCTAATTCTTTTTTCTCCCAATTATAGTGAGCTTTTCGTCTTAATTCTTTATTTTCAATTCTATAATTAGCCTGATATTCTTTATTCTCTTCTTTACGAGATTGTCTATACTCTTTAGCGTATTGTAGTTTTTTGTCACGGTTCAATTCATAGTATTTCTTATTTGCAATCTTTGTCGGTTCCGGATTACTTCGATACTTAGCCTTTTTTCTAGCTAAGCTACCTTCTTTATTTTTATGGTAACTCTCTCTTTTTTTCTGCTTTGTTTGCTCTGGATTCTCTCGTACTTTCGTCATTGTATGGTTAGTTCGGCAAACTTTACAATGATTTCTATAGATAGGAATATCATTCTTATACTCCCTAATACTAAAATGGCTGAATTCTTTTTCTATCTTACATTTACTACAAATCTTCATAACACTAGTTTATCACGACTATTTCTTCTTGTCAAGGAATCTTTGGTATAATTTATCATGATCATTAAGACGACCACTCCAGAAATCAAGATCATATTGAATATATAATGACCCTAATAGCATTTAGCTTAAATAATAATTTAAAATCTAAGTCTCCAACAATGGTATAAACACTGGGATGGTTTCTACTATAATTACGATCATCTAGCCATATTGAATAGCCGCGCAATTTGTTGTCTTGTACTAACTTCATTTTACAAATTCTTTATATAATTTAGCATACTCTAATCTACAAAAAAATGAATTGTCTATTTCTTCAGATTGCATATAAATATCTCCAGTCAGACTTCGCAGTTTAAAAATTAATCTAAAATTAACATCACCATCTATAGCGTAAATAATTCTCTTAGTCAGTGCGTCATCGTGATTAAGCCAAATACTATATTGATATGAAGATCTAATATCTGGACGCTTAGATACAGGTATTAACTTCATATTCCTCCAAAAAAGAGGAGAGAGTAACGTCAGTAAGCTCCCTCCCCTAAAGTATTCGACTGGCTAAAGTCTGTATACAATCTAACATATATTTATATAGGAGTCAAGCATAAAATAACATATATTAGTATGAAGTATGAATCGCATAGAACTTGTAAATATGGACATAACTATTCTATTAAATTAAAGCAGTGTCAGATATGTAAGAATGAGCGCTCTAAAGCTTGGCGATCAGTCAATAAGGAAAAAGTTATTCAATATCAAAAACAATACCGCACTACTAATAAAGATAAGCTTAAGAAGCACTATGCTACTAATTCACCAAAGGCTAAGGCTACTGCCTTAAAGTGGGTTATTGCCAATCGAGATCGTTTGAATAGGAAACGTCGAGATTACTATGCTAGAAATAAAGAAAAATGTATAGCTATTAGTGGTAGATGTATAGCCAAAAGAAAAGCAACCGATCCGATATATAAACTAAATCTTCGTATGAGATCCTTAATCAGTACTTCATTTCGTAAGAAAGGGTATACCAAATCATCTAAAGCGTATGAATTAATAGGATGTTCCTATGAACAGCTGCACGAACATCTTCAACAAACTGCTATAAAAAACTACGGCTTTTACGATCCTAACACTAATTACCACGTAGATCACATAATACCATGTTCTTGTGCTAAGAACGAAAAAGATCTATCAGCTTTACACCACTATACTAATTTACAGTTTCTAACACCGGCAGATAATATATCTAAATCTAATAAGCTAGACTGGACAATTAATTCGTCTAAAGTACTCGTAGACGGAGGAGTAGATGTCGTGTCACACAAAAAAGGAGAAAGCCAGTGATTACAATGAAAGAGCTATTAAAAAACACAGATTTCAATACGTTACCAAAAGATCATCAGGATAACCTCACAAAGCTTCTAGATGCAGTCAATATCATTAGAACTGCTTGGGGTAAGAGTATGACTGTCACGAGCGGATATCGAACAATGGCAGACCATCTACGAATCTATAAAGCTAAAGGTATAACTGATCAATCTAAAATACCTATGAAGTCTAAACATCTAGTTGGTGCGGGAGTAGACGTATCTGATCCTGACCTATCTTTAACCAAATGGCTAAAAGAACATCCAGAGTTATTAGAAAAAGCTGGGTTATTCTGCGAAGCCGGAAATGCTAACTGGGTACACTTTCAATGTCTCCCTTTCGGTAGCTATAAATCCGGCGGCACTAGGTGGTTTAATCCTTAATAACTCCCAAATAATGCCTCCCATTTTAACATATATTAATATAGGGGAGAATATCGTCCATGAGTGATAGCAAGGTCAATAATAAGATATTTAACATACCCGATCCTGGTACAAGTCCTAACTGGGCTAAAGATGTGACAGGTTGGATAAAAGAAGTAACCGCGGTGCTATCAAGCATTGCAGGTCTTGGTACAATTACAGAGACACAATCCATCATTGAGAACGGTATTAACTCTGCCACTCCAAAAGCTGTAGCCGGTTTACTATTTAACAATAATCTATCTAAATCAGCCGAAGTTGCATATAGAATTTATCGTAAAACACAGAATACTACAGCAGTAGCTGAGCAAGGTGTATTACGAGTTAGTTATAGTGAAGTAGATCCATTGAATAAGTGGTCTATTGAAAGAGACATCCTGACCGGAGAACCTACATTTGTCTATTTTGACATAGATAATACTGGTCAAATTAAATATCACTCATCACTTATTAACAACAATTCACCAACTCCTGATAGCAATTATGAAGGGTATATTCGGTTTAAAACAACCAATATAATTAAATAATGTTAAATATTAAAAAGATCTTAAAAGGGTTGAGAATATTAAATAGTGCTGACCAATCTAAGTCTGTAGAAATTACAGTAGCAGATACAGCAACTGCTAATAAAAAGACAACTATTGTAGCGAATCAAACTGATAATAGAACAGTTACGTTACCTGATGCAACTACTACATTGGTTGGTGATAATGCTGCTCAGTCCTTAACTAATAAAGAAGTATCATTATCAAATACTACTGATAATAAATTATTACTTTCAGAAGCTACTACACATAAGATTGTAGATAGTTTACTCACTCATGTTGATAATGCTGGAGATGCTGAGTTATCAGTTGCTTCTGGATCTATCAAATTAACAGCTCCATCTACAAAAGAAATCATTTTAGAAGGTAAAGCCGTTCGTCTTCCTAATGTTGCGTTTGCTCCCGCTTCCCCGCCAACTGGCTTTATCGGTGACATCGTTTACAACACAACTACTGATACAATTTGGAATTATACATCAACTGGCTATGTTGAGCTTATCAGCGGCGCGGGTGCTAATCGTTATTTATCTAATCTTATCGCACCTACTGCCGTTAGTGAGAACTTATTACCTGACACCAATGGTAAAGATCTTGGTAGCTTATCTCTGCGTTGGGATGCTAACCTTGAGAATGTAGATGCTAATGACATCCTGATTAACGATACTCTTACTGTTGAAGGTACTACAACTATTAATGCTGATGTTACTATCAATGGTAATGCTACTATTAATGGTACATTTACTACAATCAACTCACAAACTCTTGATGTTACCGATGCTAATGTTACAGTAAATAAAGGTGGTTCAGATGTGTCTGCTGAGCTGGCTGGATTAACTATTGAGCGTACCGGCGTTGATGGTAGCATTGCGTACCAAGATGCTCTTGCTTCTAAATTTAAAGTTGGGGCTTTAGGTAGTGAGTCAGAAATTATCACTGCTAATACTACTCAAACTATTACAGGTGAGAAGACTATTCAAAATCTTCTTAACTTACCGTCTGTAAATGATGCCACAACTAATTCAGTCCTGACATTATCAGGTGGTGCAGTAACTCGCATCACTGGAGTAAAACCTACTATTAATGAAATTACCGGTTTATCTGCTGGAAGTTTTGGTATGATTATCAATACCTCTTCAACTGATATTACTATTGTAAATGAAGATGTTGGAGTAACTGCTACTAATCGTATTACGACAAATAGCGGCGCTAATTATATCTTAAAACAAAATCAAACAGTAATTTACTACAGAGATAGTGTTTCTCAGCGTACTAGATTATCTTGGGTTAATCCACAATTCTCAGAAGAAACCATTGAATTTAAACTTAACGGTTCGTATTACGATCCTACTGATGTATTTCCGATTGATGCAATTGATGGGTATACTGTTATTCCTTATGACATGATTATCACTAATGTATTCTTATATAATATTAAAGTTGGTGAAGGCGGAGCTACTAGATTTAGATTATATTCTAAAGCTTTCGGTGCTGGATCTTTTACTAACTTATTTACCACAGATCCTTCTATAGCTTTCACAGCTGGTGATGGTAAATGGATTGGAGTAGGAGACACTGTTACAGGCTGTACGGCACCTATTCTTAATGTGTCTTCTCAATTTATTGCTAAAAAATCTATTTTGAAATGTGATGTTATTCAATTACAAAATGGTACAACAATTTTACCAGAAGATTGCGGTCTTGTGGTTCATTACTTAAAATTATAAGAGGTTTAAATGACTAAATATCCAGCGTCAACAACTAAAGATATCATGATATCTTCTTTTAATACAGTTAGTGCAGCCTCCACCGGCGGTGGAACTTTCTCTACGCTAATAGTGACAGTAGGTACTGAGCAGGTTATTGATATATACTTATCACTAATTCAAGCTAGTCGTGATGGCGGTGCTAATAACGCTAATCATATTAACATAAGAATTTCATACCCCAATGGACTCAGTACAACTTATGCTGGAGGGAGTTTTCCAACTTCACCAGATTTTGCTACTCCAGCAATTAAATTATTCCCCTCTGCCAGTGTTTTTGTAGAGTATACCTTTGCCGGTTCAACTAGTTGGAATGTTAAGTTTGTAGGGGTTGGTTATATTAACAATTAAGGAGTAGTATGTCAGATCCAAGAAACTTAAGTAGCGACAATATATTTAGAAAAGTATTTGATGGTACTACGGAAACATTGAGAGTTTCTGGTACATTCGCTCCTCCTGTCGGCGGTGCTACTGAAGCAAAACAAGATGATCAAATTACAGTATTAGAAAGTATTGATAATAAGCTTACTTCCCCAATTGCAGTATCTGGATCTTTTGTTGTTACTCCTCCAGCAACTTATGCGGTAACATCTCTTATCGACGCTAGCGTAACTAATATTACAACTTCTACATATCTACAATTAGTCGCGTCAACTACTCAAACCACAGTCAAGATTCAATCCATTGACGACATTGGTGAGTATATGGCGTTGTATGTTGGTGCTCCAGCTTCAGAAACTCTGCTATGCGCATTACCTTTGGGTGGTGGTGAAGTAGAGGTAAACGTACCAACTGGCTCAAGAATTTCAATTAAATCATTAAAAAACAACATTACTTCAGGAAATATTATCCTGAATTTATTAAAATAACAAAGGGAGACATAAGTGGCTAGTACAATTTTTAATCTTGGAGCAGTAAAACTTTTAAAGAAGATTTTACGTTTTCAAGAATCAGATGTTCAAATTATTACCGGCAATTCAGCTGATCCCACGGTTACGGCAGTAGACGCTGTAGCTGGTAGTATTTATGTTAGATCAAACGGTGAAGTGTATATTAAAAATACTTCAGGTAGTAATACTGACTTTAGAAAAGTAACGGATCAAGCAGCATTAGATGCTCACGTAAATGACGTGTCAAATGCCCACGCCGCATCTGCTATATCGAATGTGCCAGCTGGCAACTTAGCCGCAACAGACGTTCAGTCGGCATTAAATGAACTCCAGTCCGATGTTGACACTAGAGCGTTAGATAGTGCTGTTATTAAGAAGGATGGTAGTGTCGCTTTTACTGCGGCTCAATCTATGGGTGGATTTAAGCTCACATCACTAGCGGCTGGTACTGCTGCATCTGATGCAGTAAATAAGGGCCAATTCGATGCGGCGCTTGAAGGCTTAAAACCTAAAGCTGCTGTTCGCGTTGCTACTACTGCTAACATTACAATTGCTACCGCGTTAAATGCTGGAGATGTAGTTGATGGTGTTACTTTAGCTAATGGCGACCGAGTATTAGTAAAAGATCAAACAGCAGCAGAAGCTAATGGTATTTACGTTGTTTCAGCTACTCCAACTAGATCTACTGACTTCGATTCATTAAGTCCAATTGATGAAGTAAATGGTTCTTTAGTTGCAGTTCAAGAGGGTACCGCAAATGCTGGAAAGGTATTTGTCCAATCAGGGGTTGTTGCTGTACTTGATACCGATCCTATTAATTTTGTATTCTTTAATTCATCAGCTTCTTTAGTTGGCGGTGATGGTATTACTGTTTCAGGATCTAATGTTTCAGTTGACCACGATGGAGAAGGTTTACAGTTTGTTACCGGTCAATTAGCTTTAGAGTTAGACGGTACTACGTTATCTAAGTCTGCTGCTGGATTAAAGGTTAATTCTATCACCTCTGCCGAAGTTAGTGACTTTACTGAAGCCGCACAAGATGCTGTTGGTAATATTTTTAGTAATACTTCTACTATTGAGTTTACTTATGACGATGGTGCAAATACTATTACTGCAATTGTAGTTGACGCTTCTATCAGTAATGCTAAAGTTGCTACTGGCATTGATGCTGTAAAGTTGGCAGACGGTAGTGTTACTAATACTGAATTACAATATATCAATAGTTTATCATCTAATGCTCAAACTCAATTAGATAATAAAGAACCGTTACATAATACAACACTAGTTCAAGCTGCCAATGCTTCATTAGGTGCTAATGTGACTAATGAGGTCGTTACCGGATTAACTTTTGCATTTGCATCTTTTAATGGATGTGTTATTGAGTATCGTATTTCAAAAGGTACTTTGGTTAGAGTTGGTAAAATGTTAGTAGCTACTGATGGGACAAATATTTCATTAAATGATAGTTTTGTTGAGACAGTAGATAGTACTGTTGTATTTGAAGCCGTTGTAAATGGTGCTAATATTAACATCAGACATACAAACACTGAATCTGGAACTATGACAATGACTTACCAGCAAAATAAATTTGCAGTATAAGGATAATTAATGTCTAGGAATCATGCTAAAATTGGAAAGGGGTTGTCACTGTCACCAGTGGCAGCTCGTCCATCAGATCCTGAAGATGGAGATTTAATCTATAATAGTGCTAATGCCCAATTTGAAAAATATGAAAATGGTGCTTGGTCTTCCCTTAGTAGTGTACCGGCTACTGTATCTGTTTCAGCCAGAAATTCTAGCGGTCAAACAATTCCAAATAATTTAACTACAACAATAACTAACTGGACCGAGATTTCAGATACGTCTAACGTATTTAATGCTACTACTGGAATATTTACAGCGCCTTCTGCTGGTTTATATAATATATTTGTAGCCATTACATTCAGCGATACTGTTGCTGCTAGTGATAGAAATGTGTACATAACTGATGCGACCTCTGTAACAATATTAGCGCATAATATCAGATCTTTTAATACTGGAGGATCTAGCCAGACAACTCAAGTAATTATGCTGCAAGTTTCGGCTACAGCAAGTCAACAATTTGCTATACAGGTTTCGCATGCAGCTGGTTCTAATCAATCTATAGTTGCTGCTGCCACTCGTAATACACTTATTATACAGAAGGTTTAATATGATTAGAGTTAGAATAATTAGAAATAGTGAAGTAACTAATGAGGGCATTTTTTCTGATATGGAAGAGGCTCTTTCTTGGGTTGATAGTGAATCAGCTAACGGATCTTTTGGTGAAGAGTTTACTACTGATATAAAAGATCTTACTAGTGAGTTGCTTGCAAAAAAACAATCAGAGGAAGCTCTTGCTTACTTAAAAGATACTGACTATTTGATTATTAAAGAATTGGAGCTAGGTACGCCTTGTCCAGATGAAATTAAGCAACTAAGAGCTGAGGCTCGTTTGAAAGTGATTAAATAATGGCTATCATGTTACCACATAAAGACAAAAAACAGGCTATTCAGCAAATACGGGAGACCGGATCTCTTATTGTTGAAAAACGTATTTATTTAGATAATATGGACAATGTTATAGATTTGGATGCTTTAAGAAAAAGTGATGCAGATCTTAAATTATATAAAAAAATAGCTAAATATGCAGTATTGACATTAGCTATATCTTCAGCGATAGGTGCTTTATGGATGATATAAGAAGAAAAAGGGCTATTTCTAGCGTTGAGGACATCTTTGCTCCCTCGTATGATCCTACAACAGACTTAGATCCTGGAGTGGCTATGAAAATTAATCAACTATCTCCAGAAGCCAGACCTCAAGCAGTTGACCAAGCTTACGACCAAGCTGGTTCTTTTGCTAAGATTAAACGTATGCTTATGGACGCTTATAAAGGCGACATTTACAAGAAAAATTAACATATATTAGTATAAGGGAGTTATTCTATGAAAGATTTGAAAGAGTTATTAGGAGCTAAAAAGAAGATTGATCCTATCGAAAAAGAAGCTAAATTAGCTGCCGTAAAAGGTATGCGTAAAATGGCTGGTGATATGATGGCTGACGACATGAAATCTATGAAAAAGGTTACTGTTGCTGCTCCAGATCAAGAAGGTCTAGAAGCCGGTTTAGAGAAGGCTAAAGATGTTGTTGAAGAAATGCCTGAGATGGAAGATGAATCTCCAGAAGATGAAATGATGGAAGTTGTTGACTCTTGTGAAACTCCTGAAGATATTGATAAATTAATTGCTAAATTAAATGAGAAAAAATTAGAATTAGCTAAGGGGTAATTGTGGCTAATATCAAATGCCTCACTACTCAGAAGCTAATTGATTTAGTTAGTCTCAAAGCGTCAATTCCATCGACACAAAGTACCTTCCAAGAGAAGGATTTTCTTTCATTTATTAATGAAGAGATGGATCTTGGTGTTGTTCCTCATATACTTATGTATCATGAGGACTACTTTTTATATACCGAGAGTATAGATTTATCGACAGAATCAAACCGATATACAATTCCTAATCGGGCTATTGGTAATAAGCTTAGAGACATTTGCTATAATGACGGTAATAGTCTTTATGAGATGACTCGCATTTCTGTAGAAGATCTTACTGATACGTGGGGTAATTTTCAAACATCTAATCTTAGAGCTTTCTATATTGAAGGTGATGAGATTGTTGTTCCTTCTTCATTATCGGTAGGTAAACTTAATGTTTCTTACTATATTAGACCTAACAGCATCGTCTCTGAAGATGATGTTGCTTATGTTACATCAATTAATCGTAATAATGGATTAGTCGCTATAGATAAATATCCTGAAAAATTCTTGAATGTATCATCATTTGATATTACATCTTCTAAATCATCTTTTAAGTTAATCGCTAAAGAAACTTCTCCTGAAGGTTTAGCTACTGATACAAATCTTAATTTTACTTTTGGTACTGTTAAAAAAGAACAGTATACCTTACCTCTATTCTCGCTTATTACAGGATCTTCTTATATCCAAGTGGTTGATAATAGTCAAGGCTCTAATGAAAAGAATGTATTTTGGTTTGATAAAACCGGATCTGACACTCCTCCGATTGTTCCGGGTGCTAATTTATACCGAGTAAATATTTCTACAGCAGTTTCAAACTCTGATGTTATTGTTTTACTCGTTCCGTTATTTAATTCATCTTTTTCCGATAATAGACTCATCATGCAACAAGTAGATGCTAATAATTTCACTATTGAAAACGGTGGAGTGGGTATTTCTGTTGGAGATAACTTTGATACAACGGCTACGTTCTCTATTGTTGAGAATGTTTTATCAGCTGGATCTGTTACTATTCCAAAAAAATTAAACATTGACGATGCTATCTCTTTATCTGAAGAGACATCTATTCCACAAATCCCGATTGAACTTCACCCAATGCTGGCTCAGCGTGTTGTTATGCGTTGTCTAGAGTCATTAGGTGACGCTCCAGGATTACAAGCAGCAGCAGCTAAGCTTGCTGATATGGAAGCTAAGACTGGTAGTTTAATTGATAACCGAGTAGAATCTGCTCCTTTAAAAGTTGTACCAAGACATACGCCTATAAAAAGATCGCTATATTCTAATAATAGAAGGAGATAGTCATGGCAACATCTTCTATCAATAAAGCCAATGGTTTAAAAAACTTTCCTAATTATATTGACAACGAAGCTAATGGTGATCAGTCGATAGCTAGTAACGTAGTAATTGATAGAGATAATATCTTAGAACCTAGACGTGGTATGAAGATATTGACTGACCTTCCTGAATATTCTAAACAGCTTCTTACTTATAAAGATAGAGTGCTTTGCCATTACGGTAATTCTATTGGATACTTAAATACGGCAGATCCGGCTTCGATGACCGTTATGAAGGGTACTTCTAATTTCATCACAACTACAGCTTCTACTAATATTTCTATTGTAGATCACGGCTTATCAGTTGGTGATTCTGTATTCTTTACTAAGACTAGAGATTACTCAGGTTCTGGATATTTTACATTTCCCACGGGAATTAATGAAGTTTCTAGTTATGTAGTTTATCAAGTTATAGATAAAGATACATTCACCATCGCAGACTCTCTGTCAGGATCTCCTGTTGTTATCGGTGGATCAGCAAGAGCTACAATTATTTATGATTTTATCACCAATGAAGTTAAATCTAAGTTACGAATTAAGTATATTGAATTAAATAGTAATTTATATTTTACAACAAACACTGGTGTTAAAAAGATTTCTCAACTTAATCCGTATTCAATTGGAAGTGCTGGCGGTATTACAGCTTTAGGTGTCGATCTATCTCTATCGTTCAGCGGTACTGGGGGGTTCTTCGGTCCTATCACTGGTGCTGATGATGTTGAGGTTGCCTATCGCGTATTGTGGGGAACTAAAGATGTTAACACTAATTTAATACTTGGTAAACCTAGTGAGCGAGCTTTCATTCAAAATTACACTAGACAAAATGCTGATGTAGTTGTTAGCTTTGCTGTTCCACAAGGTATTACTACTGATTATTTCTATCAAATTTACCGCACTAATGTATTTACTGTAAATGGTTCTGGTGATGAGATGCGTCTTGTCTATGAATCTCAGTATGATGGGTATTCTTCTATTGTTACCATTACAGATAGTACTCCTGAAGTTATCCGAGATACAGGTACACCTCTTTATACAAATGAATTATCTGGTGAAGGTATATTACAAGCTAATGACCGACCTCCAGTATGTGAAGATATCTGTGTCTATAAAGATAGAGCTTGGTTTGCTAATACTAAAACGACTCAGAAGTTAGATTTAACTTTCTTGGGATTTGATGGATTTAAAGCTCCTATTGATGCTCCAGCCGCTGTTGGTAATCCGGCAGTAATTACTCTCCCTTCTGGACATGGCGTTCAACTTGGTGAGTACGTTGCCTTAGCTAATACTACTAGCGTTGATGGTCAGTATGTTGTTACAGCTGTTTCTCCTACTAGTATTACTATCAATGCTGATAGTGCTTTGTTTGGATTAAATTATGTATTATATCGTACTTATGTAACTATCACTAAGAATACGCAAACAAATAGATATTTCTTTGTTGGTAAACCTGAAGTAACTAGTTTAGTTGCTCAACCCTTTGCTTCCGTAGTATCTTCTGATTATTTCAATTTAACTTCTATTGATGATAAAATCAAGTATTCATTCTGGTTTGCTAAGTCAGCTATAGACGTAGCTCCTACCGTCCCCGGACGTGTGTTGTTTAAAGTTGACTTATACACAGTTGCTACTGTTACCGCGGATGAGGTTAGGTCTAGAATTAAAGATGCTGTTGACTTAACTGGTGATTTTTTCACAATAGAAGAAGTTGCTACTGGTGAGTTAACTGTTACTACAATTACTTCTGGCGCAGTGACTGATGTTGCTAGTGCTACGCAATCGGGTACTTCTTTGGTTTCTATTGCTAAAACTCAAGATGGTTTTGGTGAGAACATATCTTTAGGATTTGCTAAATTATCTAGTTATTTCAGTCCAGCTTCGGCTATTGAAGATACAGCTAAATCTCTAGTTAAAGTAATTAATTTTACTACGTCTAGTCCGGTATATGCTTACTACCTAGCTACGTCAAACAGTTTGCCCGGTCAGTTTTATTTAGAAGAGAAGAATTTCTCAGCTACATCATTTTCTATACTAGGTACTGGATTTCAATCTAATGTTAGCTTTAATCCTGACATTGCTACTGCGGTAAATTCAACTAATAATATTGGAAACAATGTTTTAATGTTCTCTAAAGTACAACAACCAGAAGCGGTTCCAACAACTAATTCATTTAGAATTGGTCCACAGGATAAAGCAATTCTTCGCATCTTAGGTTTACGTGATAGTTTATTTATCTTCAAAGAAGAGGGTTTATATCGTCTTACCGGGGAGAATGAATCAAACTTTAATGTTGCTTTCTTTGATAACTCTGGTATATTACTCGCTCCTGATAGTGCTACTATATTAAATAACCAAATCTACTTCTGGGGAGTACAAGGCGTATCAACTGCTTCCGAAACTGGAGTAGGTGTTATCTCTAGACCTATTGAAAATACGTTTAATAGAGCTTCTTCTGAGAACTTTACAAACTATGCTACTGCGTCTTTTGGTATTAGCTATGAAGCTGATAGAGCGTATATCCTGTTTATAGTTGATAATGAATCCGATGAGACAGCAACTATAGCGTATCGATATAATAGCTTTACTAGAACATGGACTTCATTTGATAAGTCTGGTATTTGCGGTGTTGTTAGCAGTAAGAATAAACTATACTTAGGTGTTGACGATACTCCGGCCATCGAAGTTGAACGTAAGAAGCTTAATTCTCGTGATTATGTTGATAGAAGTTTTGATAGAACAATATCGGCTTTTTCGCAAAATAGAATTTATATGGATAATGTATCAGGTATTGAAATTGGAGATAGTGTCACACAAGAACAATACTTATCTCCTGATGAGTACAATGACTTAGTTGCTAGACTTAAAACCGATCCAACTTTAAACTTCTCTTCTACATTTCCTAAGCTTACAATGCTTGGTGGAGCAGATCTTACTGATGGTATGATAGATTTAGTAACGGAATTAAATATTAAAGATACCACTAGAATATCTAATGTTTTCTCTGGTACGGCATCTAACACTATTACAATAGCTAGTCATGGATTTGAAGAAAATGACATTGTAAAATTTACTTCTGCTACTCCAGTGGCATTAACATCAGATAGTTACTATAGAGTTGTCAATGTTACAACTAACACTTTCAAGCTTACTAACTTACTACCTAACATTCTTACTAAAACTATTTCAACTCTAGGCATAGGTATATTTACTGGAGTTTCTAAAACTCTACAATTTAATCTTGTTCAGGACATAGATTACACAACTTCTGAGGTGGTATTTCCTGAGCATGGATTAGTAGACGGTGATGTAATTACTTACACAAATAGTGCAACTCCGGTAACGGCGGTCCCACCTACAGGTTTACAAAATGCTAGACCATACAAGGTAATTAATTCTACAGCGTCTAGATTTCAAGTCATTGAAGTGAATATTGATCTTAATGTTGCTGAAAATGGTACGTTACAAGAATCGTACTACTTTAGTGGTCAAACGGACAATAAAATAGTACAAAGAGAATTTAACGATATTGTTAATTCGCTTAATACGTCTACCTCTGCTTTCTTTTCTAACTATGATTTATCAGTTGGAATGGAAGAGTTGGATTTAATTGTAACTGAGGTAAACGCTTCGCAGAACTACATAAAGATAGCATACAATATGCCTTTCTCTATTGGTGACGTTGTTCATTATCAAAGTATTAAGTCTGAGATAGTGTGGGAGTACTTCACCTTGGGAGATCCTTCTATGTTAAAGCATGTTTCCGAAGGTACTCTTATGGTTGAGCAGAATAGTTTGAATAAGATTACTTTAGGGTATGCTACAGATCTTTCTGGTAACTTTGAGAATGTGACTTTTACTTTAGATGGTGATGGTAATTTCGGTAAAGCTGTATTTGGTGAAACTGCATTTGGTGGTAATGGTACTTCTTATCCACTAAGAACTCTCATCCCTAGAATGAAACAAAGATGTCGTCATATTAAGTGTCGAGTGTTCCATGATAGTGCTTGGATGAAATACAACATCCTGGGCATCAGCTATAAATATGAAATAACTAGCGATAGAGCATACAGGAGATAGTATGGCATATAAAATAGATCCTATTACTGGACAAATAATTAAAAATCCTAGAGATCAAGCTGTACCTACTAATAAGGCATTTAATTCAAATGACTATATCGGTTACAGTAAAGACTTCGACAGAGCTAGTCCTGTACAATCTAAAGTGGACAGCATTGTTCCCATCCAAAAAAGACAGCCAGCTATGGAAGAACCTGAAAGTGGTGGGTATGGAGCTTTAGCAGCTATTCTTCGTAATCAAAATCCTGGTAGTGCTGTTAGGGATGATGAAATGCCTATACGCGTTGAGTATAAACAAGGTACTCCTGAGTATGAGAAGAATGTTTTAGCTGAAGGGTTAGAGTTTGACGATGAACAAGATAGTCAGCTTCAACAAATTGACGATCAGATTAATGATCCAAATGTTAATGATAACGAAGCTAAAGCCTTAACTGAAAAATACGATCAGATGTACGATTCTTTTAGAAATGCTAATAGATTACGTTATCATGGTGGAAAATAATGAAGATATCGGCTTTTAAGCGTTTAGTAAAAGAAGACTATGATGCCAAGGATCAACCTTTAATTGAGAAATTAGCCTCTGTATTCAATCTGTTCCAAGAACAGGTATATTATGCCTTTAATAATAATATCACAATAGACGAGAATCTAAGCGCATTAACAGCTACCTATAAGGCTAGGGTTGATGCTACCGGAAAGCCTATTGGAAACAGCCAGATTAAGTATACATTAAAGACTAAGCCCAAAGGTTCAATAGTTATTAATGTTAGAAGTTATGATGGTAGTATGTTAGCCGGTAGTCCTTTTGTCACTTATTCATTAAATGGTGACATTATCACTATTACACAGATTACAGGGTTATTACCTAATAAAGATTATGACGTTACAATAGTGTTTTTTGCTTCTTAACGAGGGGATATTAACATATATTAATATAGGGGAGAGTATAAGTGGCTACTATTTCTAATCCAACTGATCCAAACAAAACGGTCGCAACGTCTAATGTTGCTCCTCAGCCAGCGTCTACTAGCGGCACTCAGACTCCTACAGGACAGTATTCTACTCTTCAAAAGTACTTAAGTGCTAATCAAGGCAGCGGTCAGCGTTTAGCTGGTGCTATTGGTTCTAATGTTAATAAAGAAATTACAGGTCTTAAAGAAACTACTGGTCGTGAGATAAATGAGGCTGGTGCTGCCAATCAAAACATCGGCAACCTTACCGGAACTACTTCAGATTTTACTAATAAATTAAAGTCAGCTAATACTGTCCAACCGCCGACACCAACTGGTAAAGCTTATGGTGTTGAGGGGTATGCTACTAACTTATCTGGAGCACAAGCAGCTGCTGATATTTCTAAAAATCAAGATCAATTGAATACTTTTAGAGGTATTGCTACAGGTGATACGTCTTCTAAATTAAAAGAAGAATCTAACAAGCAAGCCAATGAAGCTATGGCTGCATCAGCTAAAGCTTATGATACAAATAAAGAACGTCAATCTCAATTAAATAATTTTAATGATAGATCTGTGTTGTTACAGAAAGCTATCAATAGTAGAAATCAAAGGGCTGGACTGCAAAATCTAGATAATGCTTTATTATCTCAAGATAAGTCTGGTACGTTAAATCAAGTTAATCAAAACTTACAAGCTAACACTAAAGGCTTACAAGAAAATAAGAATGTTGCTACGGCTAAACAAGAAGAAGTAGGTACGTTATCTACTGCTCAAGCTGCTGCTGAATTAGGTCTTAATAATAGACTTGGTGAAATGAGTGCTGAGCAGCAAAAGGCTCTAACTGATCGAGTTGGTCAAATTAATCAAGCTAAAGCTGCTACTAAATCTAGACTTGAAGCTGACTACAAAAAGTTTCAAGATACTGGCGAAGTATCTCAAGCTCTTTATGACACTTTACAATTAGGTAATGTTCAAGATGTAGATAAAGCTGCTGGTATTGGTGGTGGTACGGTTACTGCCCAAAAGATGACTCCTAATGAAACGCCTCAGCAAAAACAAATCAGATTGTTTAATGTACTAAAAGATAGAGGACTTAATAGTTTTCTTGATACGGGACTATTAGACACTCAAGCTATGTCTGGACAGGATGTTGTTAATCAACAGGATATGGATAACCTAAATGCTTTAGCTGCTCTTACTGGTGGTACTAATAATGCTAAGTTATCTAAATTTGGTAATAAGCAAATTGGCGAATCATCTTTAGATGAAGCTTTAAATGCTCGCGCTCAAGACTTTTTAAATAAAGATTTATCTCAGCGTTACTCTGCATCAGGATCTGATACTCAGTCTATGGGTGGTGGTAAAAAAGGTTACGGAGCATCTAATGCTACAGCAACTCTTGACGACTATTTATATGGTCAAGGCATCGCTAGACAAAGCAGAAACTCTGTTGGCGGTGGTGCTATGAATTTTCTGGACGCAATTGTTAATGTTCCTAACAGTTTACTTACTGGTAATATTCCAAATTTAACTAACAATCTACAAGATGCTTTTACTGGTGCTACTGATATATTAGAAAATCCAACACTATCATCTATTGGTGTTGCTGGCATTGGTCCTACTCTATCCGTAGAGAACGCAAATGCTAATCGAGTAGCTAATGATTTAGCTATGCGTAATGCTGGCTATACTTACGCTGGTGGAAGAAATGCTAATAATTACGGCGAAATGGATAACTGGGCAGCTCAAACTCAAGCCGAACAACAAGCTGTGGGCGGCGTCAATAAACAAATCCAAGACCAGTTGAAAAATATTGGATATAATAATTTATTAAAATTAATTCAAGGTGAGGAATACTAATGAACCCATTGTTACTAGCTAGTTTAGCAAATATTGTTGGCGGAGTTGCTGGAAATGCGTTGTCTCAAGGAGATCGGGATAAAGCTGCTTCTGAAATTGCCAGCATTAAAGATTTATATGCTAACTTGTCCGTTCCGGATATTGAAGCTATGAAAGTTGCTTCTGAGCAGTACAACGTAGGTCCATTATTGGGTGGAAATATTCAGACAGAAAATGCTGAGCAATTGGCAGGTCAATCTGCTTTAGCTGACATTCAACTAGATCCTAGATTAAAAGAAGCGCAGATGAATGCATTAAATACTTTACAACAAATTTCTGGTAAAGGCTTTACTGCTGATGAGTTAAATCAACTACAAGAACAAAGATCTTCTAGAGAAGCCGACTTGACCAGTAAATTAAAAGCTTTACAACAAAATCAAGACATGCGTGGTGTTGGTAATTCTGATATGGCTCTTGCTCAAAAAATGATGGAGTCTCAAAGTAGTGCTAATCGTGGTGCTCAAGACGCTCGCACTACACAGGCTCAAGGATTATCTAGAGCTTTGCAAGCTATTACTCAAGGTGCTAACTTAGCTTCTGGTATGGAAAATGCTGACTACAATAGACAGGGTAATTTAGCTACGGCTACCGACGCTAGAGAGTTGACAAATTTAGGACAACGTGCTAGAGTAAATAGTTCTAATGTTGATAGGTTTAACCAAGCTTTACAATCTGACGTTACTCGCCAACAAAATGTTGGTGACAAGAATGTTGGAGTTAAGAATACAGATCAGGCTTATAACAAAGGTCTTTTACAAACAGACTTCGCTAATCGTATGAATTTAGCTGGTGCTAAAGCCGGTGTTGCTCAAAACCAAGCAGCTAATTATACTAATAATGCGAATAGAACAGCTGGCATGTTTCAAGGCATTGGTGCCGGTCTAGGTCAAGCAGCATTGGCGTCAAATAAGGCTGATACAAAAGCTCCTCTTACTGAGGCTGATTATGAAGAAGCCAGAAGAAGGGGTTACTAATGAATGATTTATTAAAAAAATTATTAGCAGGTATTCCTCAGCAAAATGAACTTGTTGATCAAGTTGGTAATTCTCCAGCTTATGAAGTTGCACCAAATTTAAACCCGTCTATTTACCCAAGTCCTATGGCATATCCTGAACGAAAGCCTACGTTGGACTTTACTAATGAACAACCTGACGTTATTCAAGCTAGCGTTCCTAAACCTACTATCAAGCCTTCTCTTCCATCTATGCCTAAACAAGAACTTCCTGCTCCTCAAGAAGAAGTAGCTCCTATTGAAAAGAAAGCTTCTTTAGCTGACTTACTGGCTAACTTACCAAAGCCTGAGTCTGATAATGAACTGATGAATAAGCAAGCAAATGCTAATGATACTATCCGTAATATATTAATGGCTAGGGCTGCTAATAAAATCGGAGCATCTATTGCTGGTGTTAATGCTGATGAGAAGTATGGACAGGACTTTGTTGATTTAGCTAATAAAGATGTTACTGACCTTCAAGCTCGCCGTAAGTCTGAGATGGAACAAGAAGATCAAAGTTTTAAACGTAAGAATCAAGTTATCTCTGAGCAGAAAGCTCTTTTTGAACTTGGTGATAAAGAAAAAGAAAATGATCCTAATAGTGATGTTTCTAAGGCGTTTAGAGAGTATATGGCAAGCTATGCTAAGATTGCTAACGTACCTGTAGCTATTAGTGATAAAATGTCTATGGCAGATTTACAGAAAACAACAGGAATGTTGGGTAATATTGTATCAGCTAAGATGGCTCAAGATGCTAAGAAAGAAAATTTAGCTATGCAGCGTGAAGCTATGTCTGCTGATAAAGCTACTAAAATTAATACTAAAAATTTAGACTTTGCGGAACGTCAACATGATAGATTGATTAAGTCTGATGCTTATAAGAAAATTAGTACGGCAGAAGAACAGTATACATCAGCTATGTCCGCATTAAAAGATCCCTCTGGAGTTAAAGATATCGACGTATTATATAGAACAGTACGTGGATTCGATCCTAACTCAGCAGTACGTGAAGGTGAGATTAGTTTAGCGCAACAGGGTGTTTCTCTTAAAGCTCAACTTGAAAATCAAATGTCTAAGCTTGGAAACAATCCTCGTGTGATCCCTAAAGAGTTCATCCAACAGGTTTTAAAGCTTGCCGAAATGAATAGAACAATTGCACAAAAACAGTACAATAGACACTTATCTGGAATTAAGAAAAATGCCTTACAGCGAGGTCTTGCTGAGTCAGATTTGGATTTAATTGATCCTATGTTGTCTGAACCGCAACAACAACTAACTCCAGCGGTAGACGATGCTAAGATTGAATCTTTTATGAAAAAGAATAACATAAAAGATAAGAATGAGGCGATTAAAATATTAAAAGAGAATGGAAAGATCTAATGTCTGATAAACAGTATGACTTCTCAGATTTTGATGCACCAGCAAAAGAAGAAAGTTCTTATGACTTTTCTGACTTTGATACTCCTCAAAAAGAAGATCCTAGTATCTTATCTACTGCTGTAGGAAAAGGTCTAGAAGGTGTCACTATGGGACTTTCTGACCGATTACAAGGGTTAGTATCTGGAGGACTTAGGGTTGCTGGATTAAAAAATACAGGTGGCAACATTCAGGATATTGAGTTTGCTGCACCAACTTTAGATCCTGAAGAAATTGCTGCTGAGTATTATAAAACTAGAGATTTATCTAGAGATAAAAGTGTCGAACAATCTGAAGCTAATCCTAAAACTGCACTGTTATCTGAACTTGTTGGCGGATTTGCCACTCCAGGATTTGCTGCGGCTAAAACTTTAGGTGCCGGAGCTAAGGGTGTACGAGGTGTTATGCAAGCGGCTAAGGCCGGTGCTACTGCGGGAGCTACTGGCGGTGCTATTAGTGCTGCTGCACAAGAAAAAGAATTAGAAAATCTTAAGGCTGCTGATGTTTTAAAAGGTGCTGGAGTTGGTGCTGGTGTCGGTGCTATACTTGGTGGTGGTTTAAAGGGACTTGGAAATATTGCTGACTATGCTGCCGCTAGTGAAGTTGGTCAAAAGACTGGTAAAATATTTAACAAATCTAAAAAAGGTGCTGATTTAGTTAGCAAAGAAGCCCCTGAATTATTTAATAAAGAATTACTTAAAACATCGGATGATATTGTTAATGCGGTAACCAATCAGGCTAATGATTTTAAAACTGAATACGGAAAGGCAGTTAAGCGTTTAAAAATTGATGCTCCTGAGAAGTTTCAAGCGGATCTTGATAAGTTGGCTGATGAGTTAGCTGAACAGCAAGTACGTGGTGGAATGATTGATGTTCGTTCCGTAGATTCTACTATTAATAAACTAAGAAATGACATGTCCATCAGTGATGATAAGATTAAACAACTTAAAGTATCAATTCTTAACGCTTCTAAAGCTAAGAAAGAGATGACTTCTGCTACTGGCTACAAAAAAGCTGAGCAAGGTATTTCATCTATTGATACTGCTGCTGAAAATCTATCTCAGAAAAAGCAATTAGATAATGAGTTATTCCAAATTAGAGAAGATATCATGCTTCTGAGAGAACAAAAGAAGATTGCTAGTGCTGCCGAAAAAGCGGAGATAGAGGATGAACTCCGTCAAAAAGTTAAAGATAAGTTCTATAAAGAAAAAGAACTTAAAGATTTGGGGTACGAGGTATCAGAAGCTAAACTTACATCAAATAAGGCTGGTAAATCTGAAGCTGTAGTTGATAAATCTTCTCGTGACATATTAACACAAACAGATCCGTTACAAGCTGAAATACAAAGATTACAAAAAGGTAATGCTGATGCTAGTAAGCAGATAGCTAATCTTATTGAACAGAAGCAAGCAACTAATAATTCGGCATTTTCTGGATTACTTAATCAAGTTGATATTCTTAAGAACTCAGCACCTAATACTAACTTAGCAACTATTAAAGATGTTAACTTGAATAGTTTGAAATCTTACGCTGAGCAGATGGGTAGACCAGATCTAGTTGCAAAGATTGATGATATCGTTAAGTCTAATATCAAAGGTGCTCCAGAGTTAGATACTAAATATAGAGACATGATGGCCGGTTTGAAAGAGCTTGGTATCGGTCTTGATGAATCAGCGTCTAATGTTTTAAAAACTCAAGATGCTGGTACGTACCTTACTCAACAGCTCAAACAAGCTGCTAAGAATGAAACTGGAGATGCCGCCAATAAATTACAGGCATCTCAAAATGTTTTAAATAATCCACAAGTGAATGACCTAATTACTAAAGGTAAGAGTATTGGTGAGAACTATAATTTAGCTAGAGATATTTCTCAGTCTAATTTAAAATCTATTGGTTATAGAGGAGCTGCTGCTGCTGGACAAGCTGCTGGAGCTGTTACCAACAGTAAGTTAGCTAAAGCTGCTAGTAAGCTTGGTAATTCTAATTTAGGTAAAAAAGTACAGGATGTTATGTCTATGCCTGAAGGTGATGTTAAGAATCGTGCTATATTTTTGTTAAATCAACAGGGCTGGTTTCGTTCAGTTTCAGAAGAAGATAAGAAATAAAATTTAAGAGGTAGCTATGTCGGATATTAAACGTATTATGGAAAAATTGGATAAAATGGACTCTAGAATAGATAGTATTGACATTACTCTTGCTAAACAGCATTTGACTCTAGAAGATCATACTCGTAGATCTTTAGCAAATGAAGAATCTCTTGAGATAGTAAAATCTGACTCAGATAAAAGACTACGTAGACTTGAATCTCATAAAGATAAAGTCATGGGGGCAGCGGCATTACTTGGTATTTTAGGTTCTATTATATTAGGTGCTAAACAAATCGGACTATTCTAGATCGTAATAGTCCATATAAAAAGCTAACATTTCAAAAGGTATCTCAGCTCCGCTATCTAAGAGTTTCTTAAATTCACGTTTAGTTAATAGCTCAGGTTTTTCTTCTTGCTTTAGCATGCTGTCTTCAAAATCATGATCTAAATAACGCTCTTGCCAAATACTTACTGCTATTTCAGGATCTATGTCTACCATACGTCCTGTAGCTCTAGTTAGTGCGTATGTATCTCTTTGTCTAGCATTATTCTCTGTGTATATCTTCTTCTTGTTAGCTTTAGACTTAATGTGCTTCTTACCATCATGATTGAATCTAGCACCTAGACTTTCTTCCATAAAGCTTGCCATGTATTCCTGGAGCTTCGGTGGAAGATCTTTAGTGTAGTCTAAGTCATGAAACTCTTGTTTTATTTTTGAGAAGAGTCTTGGGTTGAGGCCAGCGAGCTTATTAGTTTTTCTAGCTGACGTTGCTCCTTGCGGTTTATTTTTCTTGCTCGGTGTGCTTTTTTTGCGTTTAACATTTTTGTTAGCTTTTGTTGCCATTCGGGGGTATCCTTTTTAAATAGTAAATACGCAATACGAAATGAAGCCGAGCATCTTATCCCCCATGCTAGCTTCTTTGTTCCTGGATATCTTTGTCTTAATTTGTATAATTTTAATATTTCACTACCTCTAGCGAAGTTTGATCTGTGCGGTATCTTCTGATACTTATTGTAATACCAGTGAGTGTAGAATAAAAATAAGTCCTGAATAAGAATACGCTTAGAAGTATCAGATTCATCAAATCCCTTTTCCTTCAGGAATGTATCAAAATCGCAATTAGTTAAATTGCTAGCTGATGATGCTATGTCTAATAAATCCTTAAATTGATCCATCGTAGTACGCTCTTAATTCTATTCCAGCATGACTGTCTAGCTCTAAAAAGAAAGCATTTGGCATACCTGGTCTTTGAAATAGATTATTTGTTGGTTTTGACCAATCAATCCAAGGTGATATTGCTAACAGCATTTCATTCTGAACTACTGATAGAAATCTAATTCCTTGTTTATAATCAGAGAATGTCTTTCTTGCGAAGTCAAACCCAAAGCAATATCTAACAAGTACTCCACCAGACTTAGTTTTTTCTAGTTTTATATTAGAAGATGCTGGTAGGTTTAATTGAAAAGCGCCAAAATTATCTTCTGGGACTTTGGTTATACCTTTATCATTCAAGAAGTCAATCTTAAAGGGTGTTGTATATGAATTTAAAAAATCACCATATATAGCATTTAATTCTACTGCTCTCATTTAAAACTCCAATCCTACGGTTAATCCAACTTGTTTATCACTGTTAACTGATGCACCTAAAAATACATCACCAATAATTCTACGCTCTACTTGTAAAGTATATGTCATGCTACTATCTGTAAAAGTGCGAGATCCTGATGCTGAAATGTGCCAGTCATTCTTAGCGATAATCTTAGTGCTTGTCTTGTCTGTACTCTGTTTAGACTTATCGACGATTGTTGTAACTTCTTCCTTCGTTCCATCCGGTCTAGTGACTACCTTGATTACAGTCTGTACGTCTTTAACTACTCGCTCGACTTCTGTCTCAACAGTCTTCTCTTTTACTTTAGGAAATAAACTGCTACCAGCGGCTACTCCAATGACTAAACATACAAGTCCTGTAATAATGTAATTTCTCATTTGTTTTCCTCATCTGGAGTATCTTCAGCTTCAAAAGATCGTTCTTGAAGATTGACTTTAAATTTATCAATAGCCCTCATGCGGTACATTAATAAACATCCAAAAAATAACATTAATGACGCTATAGATCCTGCTACTACATCTTTTACTGTAAGATAGATAGTTACACCTAATGCGATTAAAAATGCAACATAAGCAAAGAATAGCGTTACCGATGGTTTACCATTTGTTTTGTCTGTAGCGAATGGAAATTCAAAATCTTTCATATATCCTTATAAAAATCGGGCAACCCAGTGGAGGTAAACTGAGCTGCCCTGTGGAGGGACACGATACTTAGGAGAAAATACCGTATGCAATAGATATACCATACAATATCAATAATGTCAAGTGGTTATTACTTTTTATCTTCAATAATTATGCCACACTCAGATAAGAAATCATCTAGTGATGAACCTGTGTGTTTATTTGTCTTTGGATCTTTCTTCTTAGCTTTCTTACGTGCTACTTTTCTAGCTTCGTTTGCTTCTTTGCGAGTTTGTTTACGAATCTCATTCTCATCTTTAGTTTTTAATGAGTGACATGGAACGCACAGGGCTTGCCAGCCGGACTCATCGCAGAATAATCTATCAGCAAATACGTCCAGTGATACCCAACCTACCGCCGGATCTACGACAGCATGTATGTGATCCATCTTAATATTATGTCTATCGACTATAGCTGAGCATAGCTCGCATTTATACTGCCCTCTAGCTACTCTAGCGCGTTTTAATACTGCATTACGGCTCGGCCATCTATACGATGCTCTACGTAATGTTTGAATAAGGAAAGCTTTCTTATCTATTGGTTTTCGCAAAACCTTCTTCCGTTTCTTCCTCACTAACAAAATCACTATTTTTAATCTTACCTTCTCTAAACAACTGTCTTATCGTCTCCAGTAGCTGAAATCTCGGTATCTCGCTCGGTATGTTGTATCCCACTTTTTTCAAAGCTGATACCAAGGCTACGTTGCTCATCTTTGCTAATTTTTCCATACTTATCATTTGAATTATTCCAATCCTGGTAAGCGATCTCTTTTGTTATATTTAATTCTATTTGTCCATAAGTGAAAAACAGTCCTACTATCTTTGAACCGTCTATAACACAATGACCACAAGAACACTTCCTATAGTCATAGTGTGCTCTAGAAAAGATGATGTCATCACATTGACCACATTGAATAGCATTAATCTTCACTTAGAAACTCACCTTTAAGATTACTGAACATCAATACTGCATGTTTTGGTATAAATACCTTTCCATCTGAGTGATAATCATTAGTAGCTAGTAGGTCAAGTACATCTTCTTCATACTGTTGTTCAACAAAAGATACTGAGCATACATACTGATGTCCTACTAATCCTATTGGCGTTATTGTATATTCATATTTAAACATCATTTTATCCTCTTTCTTGCTCCACAGCTATTACATGTACCAATGGTTTTACCCATTATCTCAAATTCTTCCATCACTCCGCTATGACACTTTTCACAATGTTTCATTTTACTCTTTTTCTCTACTACAATCTCTTCTTGTTGTTCTTGTACTATCAGTTCTTCGTAATCTGAGATAACCTCGTGGTAGATGTGTTTGGACTTCTCGAATTGATGTATTTGCCTCTTTAGCTTCCGTATTGTTTTAGTTAATTCCCGGTTCTCGCCTCGTAGATGCTCCAATTCGCTTCTATCCTTTTTACGTGCCAAGAAGATCTCCTATGTTTTTAGCCATTCAATCGTTGTGTCCCATAGACTACCATAGTTTTTATATTTTGTAAAGAAAATCTTTTTAGTGAGTTTAGCTAGCCATGTCTCAGTATTGGTGACTTTATTCAGGACTAAATAAGGTATATGAACATCCGGTTGATCTTTGAATATGACCGATACAAACCGTATAGCATCTCCAGCAAAGCGATAGAAGCGATTAGAGCGTCCTTGTTGAATGTCTTTCAACTGTGGAGCATGTCTAGTGTCTTGGTGATTTAACGTGTCAGTAAAGCCGTATATGAACAAACAAACTAGCATAGGTGCTAGGTTTTGTCTATTCATCACTCTACCTAGTTGTGGGTGGATTGTTAATTCTACACTATGATATAACAGGCTATTTAACTTGTCTGAAAAGTGTAAATCAGCATCTTGCATATATTGGATGTCTTTAGAGTTTAGTAAATCCCGATATGCGTTTAAATGCTGAGTTAAGTAGTTATCATAGTCTTCTACAGTCTCACCAGCTAGACGTTCTCTCTGTGGATGGTTCTTTTTAAACTCATTATCAAAATGCTTCTTATAACAATTAATGTTAATGAAGTAGTTAGCTAGTTGCTGACAAGACTTACCCTGATTACCATTATCGTCTACAGGTAATCCCCAGTTATCCCATTTCATTACCAACCTCGCAGTTTTAACATTTTAAGAGTAGCTTCTTTATTCTCTTCTGTAATAGATAAGGCTAGATCTAAGTTAGTACTATTTGAAATAGCGTAGATGTGATCCATCTCAACTAGACACTTCCTGATGATATGAATAGGAAGTAGAGTAAGTACGTTACCTAATGCCGCTAGATTACGGCTATTCGGATAAATATAATCCAAATGTGGGTCAATTAAAGTAATACCACCAGATAAGCCAGTTATCGTCGCTGGTTTGTTTTCATCAGACATATTTACTCCTAAGTTCTTTAAATTTAATTCTTCTATCAGATTCTTTAGGCCATTTACCATGTTTATAAAAATACTCATATATCCATAAATCAAACTCAATTTCTAAATCAAGTCGTTTAATTGGTATTCTACTCTGCACTTCTTTATGTATTATTTTCTGAAATTGACTATCATGTACTTCCATGTCGTAAATCACTTTACGCTGCTTCTTAGTAAGCACTTTACCTTCGGCTTCTTTAGACAGGATATGATCTGTTTTCAGATCTTGTTTCTTACCGCTGTGTATCCAACATAGATGATGACTAAGTTCATGGAAGAACTCTAGGCATAGTTGTAGCGGTCCCTTGGTATGTTTATTGTAGATAATTATCTCGCTGCCATCAGATAACCATGCAGCAGACATGCCAGCATTGGTGTCTTTAACAAAAGATACTTTTATACCTAAACCTTGAGCATATTTAATCAGTCTTTGAAATTCTTTTTCAAGGTAGTGCATAGATAGAACAATCTAGCATAGAAATTGCTGGTTGTCAAGTAGTTAATAAGAATATTGTCTATAAATGGTAAAACCAAATCCTAGAAGTGATATTTCAAAATTCCAAAATGACTTCCGGTCTTCTGTATATAATAACCTAGTAGGCATGTCTAATCCGGTCAAGTAATCATCGTCGAATACTTCAAACTGAGCCTTCTTATATTTCAAAGAAGGTGTTTTTAAAGATACTTGAAAAAAATCAAAGTCACTATGTATTTTTCTAAAGATAATCAATTGTTACCTCGATAGTATTCTCGGTTGATTTCAGCAAGTTGCTCGTTACGTTCCTTTAGTCCTTTTTTTATTCCATCAAATACCATAATATAAAAAGATCTAAGATCTGATGGCATAATAAATACACCAAATGCCATAATTGCAGATCCTACCCATGTTCTTAGCTTTTCCATTTTAACTCCTTGTCGTATACAGGAATAATAGCATCTAATTCTTTCTGATTATCAGCAGCATTTAATCTAATCAAGCGACAATCACCTAAGATGAAGTCTTTAGTACTTTCAAAGATGGGCTGAGCTACGAAATTATTGTTAATAGTCAAACTATGAGCAAAACTATCAAGTCCTGATAAGCAAGGTGAAATATAAACTTCTACACCATCGGTAGTGATGAAATGCGCAAATACGTGAACATGTCCTAATAATAATAACTTAATAGGTTTATTTCCTTTTGCTATTTCTCCAGCATTGAAATTTCTAATTGAATCAGTAATGCCTTTTACATTAATAGCTTTTCCAGGATTGCCTAATGAGCTGCTGAATACATGATCTCCATGAGCATACATAGCTCGTCCAGCTGGTAAATCAATAAATCCATATGGAGTCTTGGGGAAGTTAAATGATACAGTCTTATTATTTCTAAATGCTGTTGATAGCCCATAGAAGATACTATTAGCATATGAGTCGTATACTTCACCTACAGCACGTTTACCGTGATTCTTGTGTACAGCTCGGTCGTGGTTTCCCGCAATGCCATGAACTTCAACAATATCATACTCTTGTGCTAAGTTCTGAACAACATGGGTAAAGATGTGTAAAGCTGCATTTAACTGGTGAACCATCAGGTGAATACCCTTACCATCAAGCCCATGAATAATGCCAGCAATCAAGTCACCATTTAAAATTAGATGTAACTTACGCACTTGGGATCTTTTATGCTTCTTATAGTTAATTACTTCTTTTGTATAGAAAGCAAAACGACGACAAGCTTCTTTAAAGTCAAAATTATTAATTCCACCAATTTCTTCATTGTCAATGATAACTCCGATATGAGTATCATTTAACATACCAACAAATTCAACCATATCTTTGTTTGAGGACTTCTTTACTTTTTTAGCTTTAATTTTAGGCAGCGGTTTTATATTTAGCTGAATAGCTTCTAGAAGACGATCTTCAAATAGGTCTTTTTTTCCAACAGAAGTTTCAAGCTTACTGATATAGTCTGAAGTCTCTTTTAATTCAGCGATATCTTTTAGTGATTTCTCCGTATTAGGGAAGAAGCTATTTTTAATAGCTTGTAAACCACCGTGATTACGAACTTGACGTTCAGATATGCCCATGTCAGCTAGATCTTTTAAACGTAGTTTTTGTGGGTCTAATCCTCCATCAACACATAATTCTCGTATCTGTTTAACTATTTCCTTTAGCGTCATGCTTCCTCCAGGTTAAATACTCAGCGTGAGTAGTGTATGGCATTTTGCCAATGTTAAAACTAGCATGAAATTGCCAGTATGTCAAGTAAAATGTTATATTAAATGTTTTGTGATAGGTCTTTACAATATCAAGAGTTTCACGTCTAGCACTCGGACGTACTGGTCTATTATTATAGACATACCAATCAATACCTATTAGAAATAATAACTTAGGACCAAGCTTTTCTTTGAAGTCGTAGTCTTCTGGAAATTCTAGCCACAGTCTAGGATCTTTATATCCATAATAATCTTCTAATATATTTTTATTCATTATAAATCCTCCAGTAATTGTTTATTCTTAGCTAGAGTATAGTTTATATATTGTGACATGTCAAGCATATTTAAAAGTGTACTTTCTTCTTGTTTTGATACTTCTTCCCTTTAAATTATCGCATACAGCTTGAACTGAGTGCCTTGTTTTTTTAGCAGCATCAGATAACGACTTGTAAATAATACCATTTTGATCCAGTATTTTCTTTTCTGCTTTTGTTCTGTCTATTCTTGATATAGAGTTTATTCTTTTCGCAGTATCTGACATCTTTTTTTTAGTAGATTCTGACCTTTTTGTACCAGTTCTGGCTTGTCTCATTTTATCTTTTGTTGACTGAGATAATTTTATTCCAAACATGTGATTGTCTTTTCCATATCTGACAGGTCTATTTTTAAAAAGCTTTAGTGTTTTTTTGCTATGCTTTCTTCCTAACATTGGGCACTTTGCTGACTTGGAAGTATTATAAAAGGGCTTCATACAATCTATATAGTACTGCTCTAATTCTACTTTTTCATTTTCAGTACAAAAGTGGTATATAACTATCTCAAAACTAGACGCTCCATACTTATTAAAAGCTCTTTGTAAATATCTAGAGTGGTGCTTATTTGCTTTTAAATCTCTAAGGTGAGTTGTTTTTCTTTTTTGAAAGTCGCAAGTACTTCCAATGTAAAACTTATTATTCGCCTTATTTATTATTAAATAAATACAAGACTCAATGTCCTTCACGTAAATTCCTTGCAACTTCCGGTTTCGCTATTAGCTTCATAGCTAGCTTATTTGTGTTCTCCATACTATCTTGCACTATTTCTTTAACTCTGTCAACTGCGGACTCATGACAGCTTACTACAATCTGATCATGGATCTGTAAGCTAACCCACGCGTCTAAACCTTCTCTTCTGAATTTAATAGACATGTCTAGCATGGCTCTATTTACTACTGAAGTAGCTGCTGCCTGAATAGGGAAGTTAAGAGCGTTGTTTAGTAAATTATTATACTCTTTTCTAAGCATCTGTAGGTCATCATAAGATCTATAAAACTTCTTAGATAAACCTCTTAGTTTTGAGTACTCCAGGATATCATCTCCATATTTTTCGTAAATAGCTTTTGCTCTTGGTAAGTGTCTCACTCTGCCGTACTTACTTCTAACTATACCCGTTTTTTTGGCTGATTCTAAATATCCATCCATTGCTTTTTTAAGATTTGGGAATGATTTGAAGTAGTTATCAATCTTCTCTTGTGCTTCTTCTTTGGAGATGTTCAAAGCAGCTGCCAATTTAGCCGCTTTCATTCCATATCTAATACCTAAGCTATATGCTTTAGCATTTTGTCTGACTTCTGGATGAGTATTTTTTAAGAAGTTTGGGTCTTTCTTATCAGCAGACACATTCTCTAATCCTTCAGTTTGTATAGCCACTTTGCTATAGAAATCTTCACCTAGATCAAAAATCTCAATGAGTGCCTTATCTCCGGCGTCATCGGCAAATACTCTCGGCTCCAATGATTCATAGTCATCGTCGATAAACACATATCCTGGCTTAGGTATGATAAGCTCACGTAGTGTGTTTGTATACTTAACAACTCTAGCATCGTCAGAACCTTCTTCTATAGGTCTACTAAGCTGTTGTATATCGCTTCCGAATCTGCCCGATGTCGTACCGTGTTGTTTGAATGATGGGTAAAATATCCCATCTTCTTGCTGCTCTAAGAACCTATCGTAGTAACTACTTTTTATCTTATTTAGTTTATTATAAACTCGAAGATCCTTAGCCCAGTCTACAGAATGAACTGATGCAAGATGTTCGATAGTATCCTCGTTAAATTGTGGAGAGCCTTTAGCTGTTTCACTCAAAGGTTGAATCTGCATAATATCAAATACTAGTGTAGCTAACTGCTGCTTAGATCCTATATTGATAAGTTCTCCATCTTTTTTCAAAAGTCGTAACTGTATGTCTGTTATAGTCTGTAAACATAGACTTTGCTCACCTAGCAGGAATAGCTTTCCGATAGAATCTTGTAGTGAATCTAAGTTCTTTGATGTTAGGCTATATTTTCCACTTGCAACTTTTGGTAATGGTAATTCAAAGTAAGACGCTACTTCTTGCGCAAAACTTCCTGTATTTTTTACAGGATATTCTTTATCTGCTCTTAGTTTTATGAGCTGCTTTCCGGCATCTGAGTTTAGTATTTTTTCTGTTATATTATTATATAAGTCTTGGATATCTTTTACTATTTCTTCATTGTATTTTGTGAGCTTAGGCATATCCAGGTGAACGCCCTCAAACTCCATTGGAATTGTGGCGTATGTATATACCGGCATTACTTCTTGATTATAGAAGAAGTCATATAGATTCTGATTTTTAAGTTCTTTGTCAAAGTAGTGATATAATCTCAAAGTCAGATCAGTATCAGCTGCGGCATATTTCGCTAGTACATCTAAATCCGCTTTATAAATCTCTTTATTTGACTTCTTCCAAGATCCGCCATTTCTCTTTACATTTTCTTCTAATTCTATTTGTTCTTGGTTTGCTACTTCGTCTTGGGATATTCCAATCTTATCAGCAAGCTCAACTGCAATATCTTTTAATGCAAATGGACCTTCTTCTTGTAAAGTATGTCGCATTAGCTGAGTATCTGCGTATAGATTTGATAGTAAATCCACGCCTAAGTTATGAAAGCATATTTTTGTGTCAAATGCTCCATTGTGCATTATTAATTTTTTTGATTTAATAGCATCTAGTAGTTTTTTTAATCCGATATCTGGAGTAAGTTCAAGCTTATCATCGGCTACATTATATACTAGAATAGGATAGTAATATCCGTTGTTTATTTCTGTAGAAACTGATAAGCCAATTACTTTATCCTTTCTAACATTAAGTCCTGTAGTCTCTGTATCGAATGAGACTATTTCAGAGTCTTGAATTTTAGCTATACAAGCATTTATATCTTGTGCTGATTCAAGTAAGAAGTAATTCTTAGACTCTGACAATAATTTCATCGTATCTTCTCCCACATAAATCCAATAGCGTTATCAGCTTTATTCATTTTAAAAAGAGGTGCATTTGTTAACTTTTGTAACTTAAATAACATTCTGCATTCTTTTATGCTTTCAGAATTTAACCAAGTAGCTTCATAGTTAAGTTGTAAAGCTATTGTATAAGGCATATATTCTATATTAGAATAATTGCTAATCACAATCATTGATACTTATCTCCAAATGGCTTGAGGTCTTCGTCCTCAGTAAGTTCGCCATCTCTTATCATTGTAACAGTATTAATAGGAATAGCAAGCTCAACATCTAAAGCATCCCCCAAATAATAATAGTAATTGTCCATGTCCAATATCATACCTTTAATAATAGGACTACCACCAGCCGCTCTACTTTCTTTCAGAACAATAGACACAATCTTTCCACCAAAGTAAGATAATAGCTTATTTACCACTAGTTTTTTTGTAGGCTTCTTCGTTACTTTTTTACTCATTTTTTCTCCGAATGTTTTTTTATCAGGCTTATAATTAATTCGATTTGTTTTCGCTCTGCTGCGCTTTCTGCTGCGCTCCATGCTGCGCTTCTTGCTGCGCTTCTTGCTGCGCTTCTTGCTGCGCTTTCTGCTGCGCGCCATGCTGCGCTGGCATTTTTTCCTGTCGGATCTTTTCTCCATAAAGTAATAATATCTTCAATACTAGAATGAACATCTTTAAGCTTTTTGATATCATAATATTGCTGAGTTTCAGTTAAAATAGATATCATAAACTCCTGACGAATAGAAATATAATCAGAACTGTCAGTGATTAACGAATACACATAATCTTTATTGATTTTACCATAAGAGTTAATTAAATTATATAACCACTCATGTTCTTCTGGGAATGGATTACCAATATCTTTACCAAGTGATAGCATTTTTCTAAATTTCTTCATTTTTACCTCACTCATAATTTACATCAAAATCCTGAATATGTCAAGAAAATAAAAAAGCCTCTTACGGAGGCCATTCGTCTCAATTAATATACAGTAGAGATGCTGTTAGGGTCGTCGTAAATCCAGTTATCAGGTCTCGCGGATTTGATCAGAATCAACTACCTGCACCCTAATAATTAGTTTTTCATTGGAGGTAACTTAGATACTTCGTATGTCTTCCACTCTGGAATAGAACTCTTTCGCTGTTCTCCAGCTTCTTCACTGATGACACCATTCTTTACCAGGCTATCAATGTTTTCAGCTGGCTTAGTTAAAATAAGCTTATCACCTTTTTTAAGCATCATATCCTGTTCAACGGTAATGATTGATTTACCAGTTTTAGACTTAGATACATAACCTACGCGGTCTTTTGGTTGTTTAAATTCCTTCTTTTCCATTCTCTTCTCCTTGATTCGCAGTTAATTCTGCTATTTCTTTTAATAAGTTAGACACAAAGGTAATTTGTACCGTTTGTTCTTCAGTTTGCTCCATCTCAGATAACTTTTGTTTCTCAGTCTCTAAGTATGGAACAATACCAGTTAAGTACATCTTAATTGTTTGCATTAGAACTCTTTCATGAGCTTTTGTTTTAGCTCATCAGAGACTCCATCAACACCTTCACTAAGCTTTTGCTTCATGTCAGCTTTCAGGACTTCTTTTGCTTTTAATACCGCAAAGCAAGCTTGATATAGCTTGGCTGCTTTCTTATTTTCAAACTTATCTGGATCATAAGCTAAATCGCTAATTACAGCTTTAAATACTTTAGCCATAGTTACATTATCTTTGTGTGACGCTGTAAATTGGTGTAATAGCTCGTTAGTAGTGATTTGAAGATTCTTATAGATGAGTAATGCAGATGTTACATCCATCTGAGTATCGGCTACTTGTGTTTCTTGTTCTGCTTGGATTTGTTGTTCTTCTGACATATTATTCCTTTATAATAGTGCTAGTGATGAAGTGAGCTGCTAAATTTAATAAAATAAACTCAGCAATGATATTAAAGATGTAATTAACTGTCTCTCCTGAAAACTTCAAAAGAAACATTAATATTACAAATACTGTGATATTGATAATCATACGTTGCATTATAAATCATCTCCACTAGTTGTTACTGCTATAGCTTTTACAGGACGTTTGAATGATTGTAGTGGTTTAGTTACTACCACTGAATCAGAAGTAATCACTCCAGTATAAGTTTCTACTTTTTTAACATTCATATCTTGCTCAGTTTTAGACACATCAGCTCGACCATGAGTATTTGTTGCATCAGCATCTTTTGTATCATCAATTAGAAATAATCCATTTAACGCATATTTTCTAGCGTAACTGCTAGATGATCCTGAAATTTGAGCTGGATTCATACCTTTTTGTTCTTGTGCTTCTCTAGCTACGGCAGAATTACTGATAGAGTCTTTACCGTCAGTAATAGTAGTGGTAACTTTAATATAGTTTTCACCACCTGGATTAAATAATACTTCATCGGCAATAGTCAATACTAAGTCTTCAGCAGCAAGTAATGGTTTAACTGCTTCCAGGATATCTTCGCATGATCTATAGCTATAGTTTCCGAATTTATTGAATTGATTTTTCGGAGCCTTGAGTGTGCTCTGAATTTTTGCTAGTTTCTTTACTAATTCTTTCATTGTTTCTCCTATCGTTTTTGTTTAATCATACCATTTAATGATAATCCATTTAATACTCTAGATAAAGCTTCTTGTGCTCTAGCCTGAGCTACCATTTTACTAGCTTCCGTTCGTACAACACTGTTAATACGACATTCATTAGTAAGTGGATTGTATAATACTTCAGTTACGTCCCATCTACCGTCTTCGTTCTTATTAACACCAAATGCTTGTTGCCACTTTGGTCCTTCTTCTACCGTTTTCTCAATAGGCTTAGATGCAGTATCTTCTTTTTTTACTTCGGCCTTAGTTGATTGTACTGTCTTTGATGCTTCAGCTAGTAATGCTTCTAGCTCATCATCTTCAAATGCTTTATTTGCCATTAAAATTCCCTCTTAAATGTTAGTTGTGTAGTAGTCTTTGTTCCTTTAATACTAAAATTTCTATTTAACTTGACTGATATATCAACACCGGCAGCACTAGCAGCCATAGGTGCAACATATTCAAACATAAATGCTGGCACAATGTTCCTAGCTCTTGTTTCGTTCTGTTTAATCATCTCAGTAATAGATGGCTTATAATATGCGTAGGTATTATATGCCTCATCACATCCTTTACCATTTAAACAAATTAAAGCTACCATCATTTCTTCCATTACCATCCACACTGTTTATTTATATCTTCTTGTAGTGTATCAATGTTTTCGTAATTTGTCAAGTATTCTTTTTTGTTAACAACAATACCTGCATACTTCTGACCTTCTTTAGCAAAAGCATAAGAAAACTCTTTACAACTAAGTTTAGTCTTTAGGAACTCAGGATTGCTGTAGTTTGTATTGCTGGTGACTAAGTGTAGCATTAGTGTGAATAGTCCTACTGCACTCATTTTGTCTCCTCCGTTTTACATAGCCCTGTCATGTTCTTTCCACCAGACCAGCATAGCTTTTTGTATGGGCACTCTGACCCAAAGTGATCTAGGCACCTATCCGTATTCTTAGGAAATACTCCAGTACCGATAGCTTTAGTTACTGTGTCAATATTTTCAATAGTCATGTGTTCAAATTGTTCAGGCATTTCTTGTACTAATACTTGGAACTCAGCTTCAGGACTTGTTGTTTCTGTCCACTCACCGTTACAGCGATAGGCTTTACCAGTACCAGGACCAGACATAACTGTGTCTATCGTGTTATCGCACGTTTTATGTGATCCTTTTCCTGTATGGCCGCACTCTTTACACACTCTAACTCTATTATATCTCAAATTCTTTTTCAACACAATAAATCCAGCTTTTCTAGTGTTGTATGTCTCACCTTCCATGTGGACGTATGTAGCAAGCTGCGCTGACTTACTAGGGCTATCCCACTCATAGTCTCTAGCTGAGGTCTTGTGGTCAATAATCACCGTACCATGACCTTCTAAATCAGCAATAAGATCAATAAATCCCGTGAACTCATCGCCAGCACCGTTATCAGCTTTGATTTCTTTCTGTACTGCATGAACTTTAGTAATCAATGGTAGCACTTTAATCTTATAGCCATCAATAATGTACTTAGCCTTGTTTCTCATACAGTACCAATTATGTAAATTGAAGTATGCTTTCTCATCATTAGAGAATCTATCCCAACCCTTATCTTTCTTCTTAGCTACGAGTTCTTGGAAGTTGAGATCTTTGACTTCTCCGCTAGCAACACGTTCTGCAATTTCTTTGTAATCATCCTGTGTAAGTAAACTAGACTCATAATCTTTGTTCGCGTATAATAATTTTGTAGTCGTTGGAATATAGATGGCTTCTTTATTGACGAATCCGTTGGTCCAGGATTTGAGGAAGGTGTCATAGGGGTCATTCTCCGTTTTTAAAACAAGTTCATTTAAAGCTTTATCTAAAGCATCTCCAAATATAAGAGCTGAAGATGTCCACGTAGGGCGTATCTTATTAATGTAATGATACTCATACATCTTCGGACATTGTAAGAATTTCTGAGTACTACTAAAACTAACTTTCATAAAAATCCTACGAAATCTAATTGTCGCACAATTTTATCAAAACTAATAGCTATTTCTTCAAATGCAAAATTATTACGTCCAGTTTCATATAGGATACCATTTTTTGATATATCTATAAGTATTATCTGATCTAAATGTTTATAATAGTATACAAATTTCATATTGCCATCCTAGCATATTAATTGTCTTTTGTCAAGCGTCTCCACTGTAAAGCCATTCCGTTGATTTTACCAGCCGACTTCTTTTTACCAGATAAATTCTTTGATATCATACTAGGAGATATACCATAAGCTTTAGCCGCCTTACTAGACGTTCTAAATACCTCACCAGTAGTTACGCATAGGACCTGTCTAGTCTTATCAGGAGAAGCTATGGCTAGCTTAATATCTGCTTCCTTATCTATCAGAAGTTGTTTATATTCTAAATATACATCCTGCTGCTCTAGTCTGCGGTCAGGACTGTATATACTGGTAAAGTATCCGTAGTCTCCGCTTAGTCTTTTATGATTTGCGTTTACTTTTATAGCGTTTAAAGTAATGTACTTAGCCGTATTCATAACATATCTAGGATCGGTGATGTCGTGTCCGGCTTCTAGTAATTTTAAATAGGATTCTTGAATAATATCTTCAGCTAATATTACCTCATTTTTACCATATTTAGTGTTAATTTTCTTTCTTAATGATTTATATTTACTCGATGTCAAAACTGAATTGTTCACTAACTACCTCTTCTGCATATTCAATGTTGATAATTTGTTCTAGGTCTGTAACGATGTCAGCTACGGTTTCTTCTGTGATATCTACATAACCACGTTTGTTAGTGTTGGCTACGATTGATTGTCTTAATTTCTTGATGAGTTCTGACTTTGTTACCATGTTACTCCTGCTTTTTGTTTAAGTTTTCTTATACCTGAATAATATCGCTTCTTAGCTGTGTTTGGTTTCCAGTTTCTTTTTTTACCAATATCCTCGAATGTAAGCTCCAAAAGAACGTCTTTTATTGCTACCTTCTGTTCTTCTGGTAAAAATTCTAGCATATTGTATATACGGGCATCTATCTCCATAATTTCTTCATTGTCGATAATTAGTTGTTCTGGGGTCTTCGCTTCTTTAGTAGTGTCGGCATATGTTTTTAAATTCTCTATTATGCCTTTTCTCGTATTTCTTGTTACTATAGTATTATAGTTTTTTCTTATAGCTGAGGTGTTTATAAAAGTTTTTTTATATGAAACATCATAGTCTACATTTAATAATGATATATAAGTTTCTTGTAAAGATTCTTCCCAGTCTTGTTTATTCATACCCTTTGGCACACGCGCTCTAAAGTTTTCATACTCTTTTAAAAAATATTCTACTATAGTCATTACTGTCTCATATTGGGATCAGCACCCACATAGTTACATGTTACACACTCAACACCGTCTCGTTTCATAGCAAGCTGTTTCGGTGACAATTGAACATACTCAGAAGGTAAATCTACATCCTGAGCCATGTCATTAACTAGTTTTTGTAATTGTTTTTCATTGAGCTGAGATAGAAGTTGAAATACAGTTTCCTGTTTATCTTCTGTTGTTGGGATTTGCTCAATAGCTTTCTCTTGGATCTTCTCAGCTACTTCTTTTAAATCAATCTTTTGTTTATTACAGCTGTAACACGTCGTCGTCAGTAGTAACATCGCTAGACTTCTTGATAATAATCGCATATCCTTTTCCCTCTAGGAACCGCTTTATTGCGTATACCCATGTCTTAGGAATAGGATAGCACGATTTACTACCTTCGTCAACATATTTCTTATGAGCAAAATCGTAAATTAAATCAAGATCTTGGTCCGTTAGTTTCAAACAACAGCTCTAGGCTTTCTTACTTCTTTTTCAAAAGTACAACCTAATTTTGATAATGTACGCTTAATTTTAATCTTAATCTTGTGATGACTAGTTGCTTCTAATGTAATATGAGTCGTGTCATCGCCTACAGACTTAACGAATCCTTTAGTTGGGTTCTTAGCGTCACCGCCTACAAATCCAGCTCTAAACTCATGTCCTGAATCATTCTTTACATAGTTCTGTGATATAAAATTACCATTACTATCTTTTACATATCTAATACGTTTATTTGCCATAACTATTCCTTTAGTGTATAGTATTATCTTCTTGATAATTCTCTTCTGTTATATAAAACTCAAGCAGTAGTACAATCCTGCGATCTTCAAAAGCTTCTTGAATTTGTATTGGTGAGTAGCGATATTGCAAATCAGTAGCCACGTTAGTAAGAACATAATCATCAAATGGTAGGTTACTTCCGTAATTCATATAACGCTCAGCTAATTTATCTATGTTGTGAGCAATATGATCTGCAATTATATAGATGTCTTCGTCGGTAATGTTCATTCAATAACTATGCCATACTTTTCAGGATTTGTCAAGTATTATTTAATAGTTACTTTTCTTAGTCCGAAGTCAGTATGTACGTATTTTGTTTGCCATCCTGACAATATATTTTTAAATTGAGCATATAAATGAGATTTTATGACCTCTATCCTCAGAAAGTCTTGAAGTTCCGTTAACTCTACTTGAACATAGTATCCTCTATTGTATTCATATATAACTACGTGGATATTGTACTTACCGCCGTTTAAATTTAACAACTTCTGAGCACCTCGATGACTAATCTTTTCCAACTACTACCCACCTAAATGTATATGGAATGAAAAAATTACTCTCATCAATTCTTACTAAGTTACCTTCTAAAATACCCATTCTATCGTAATATTCGCTATACACTATCATTTATCCGCCTTTTATAGACTCACTATAGTCTATATATTCAGTCCCGTCAATCTTTTTATATAGTTGAATACTTGGGTCATTTATTTCAATATTTAACTCATCTAAAGCTATTTGAATATCTCTGAACTCTCCATCTTTAGTATATTGTCTAAGATAGACATCTCCATCAGGATCTATCACCAGTATACCTTTTAGTTTCATAACCCTTCCATCATTTCTAGTAATGAGTCGTGATACTCAATTTCATTTCTATCTAACCAATACTTCATTGATACTTGTTTCCAATTTCTATTCAGGACTTTGTACAGTTTCATAGCCCATTTACCTTGAACATAAGCCATACAGATATGCTGGTTCTCTTCAAATTTATTAGAGCTAAGGCTATGCACTACCAGGTCTAAAAGATAGCATGGTAAGCCGATTAGAGCGAACGGGTAGAGCCAATATGTACGAGACGCTTTTATCATGTGCCAGAGGTGTTGCGGCATGAGAATATCAGGTCCATCGAATTTTTTAGACTCGACTTCGTATCTCAGATTTAACTCAGTAACGTCAAATGTTGTAGTTGAATTTGGTATGCTGTCTTTATAGAAGAAGTGTTCTTTTTGATATTTAGTAGATCCTGGTTCATCTCGTTCTGTATTCTGAGCAAAGAAAAAAGACTTAATCCTGTTGTAAAGATTAGTTCTAATATCTTCATGATACTCGGCGTTAGTAGATAGTCCGGCCACTAGACATAACATTTGATCTCTTGTAAAGTTCTTCGGATTCGTAGCTTTAGAAGTCTTTGGTCCTCTGATGAACTCACCATTGTTTAGTACGTAGTATTTTAAATACGGAGCTTTGTCGTGTTTAGTGATGGTAAGAATACCAGCTCTAACAGCGGAGTCCATGTAATCTTTTGAAATGACATCAGTCGGTACTCCATCTTGATCTAGTTTAATCATTTACTTTCCACTAACTTTCTAATTTCTTCCAATACTCTATAAGATGGCGCAGCGTGATCATTTAGTAATTGTAATATTTTTTCTTCTAGTGTTTTTGGTTGTTCTGGAATAATTAATTCGACCATTGTATGATATTTGAATACATGTTTTTTAGACCGCTCTATTACGTCCGCTAAATCATCAGCACTTACTACCATTGTATCTGACGATAATGGTTTGGTAAATACCTGTAATCCTAGTTCTCTGATTAATTTATATTTATCCATATTTACTCCTGTTTAATTTAACGCATCTATTTCATAAACACATAACCTAGTATTTACGCATTCTATTTTATAACCATTCGACTTAAAGAAAAATACAATTTCTTCCATGTTCTCTGGATTAATGCTTGTTCTTGTTTTTCCACCTTTGGCTAATATATCATCTACTATACGTTTTATTTCTTCTTGCTTATCTCTAAGTTTTGTTTCTTGTAATATACTACGAACTTCTGCTGCGGTCTTCATATTTACTCCTAAAAAAAGAGATAGGCTAGACGCTACTCTAGCTATTGTCTGTATCCCCAAGGTAGCATTTAGTCCCCTTAGGTGGATTTCAAATTCGCATAGGGTTGTACACTAAAGTACTACCAACTAACTGGCTCCCAGAAGGCTCACGTATTCTTGAATTACTTCAAGCCCCTTCCGTTAATTTTCGACAAACTGCATCCTAGTTATGTTTCTCCAGTGGCTCTTGCGAATTGCCCTTTATTTCAAGGATTTAGTCGCCACAGCTTTCAACATCGCTATCTCAAAACAATTAAAAATCAAAACCCACTAAAACCTTGAATGTGGTATTAGCGTCAATTCCAGCACCTAATCCAATATTGCTATCCAGTACTTCACGTCGGTAGTAATTAATTCCTGGTACTAAAGCTTTTTTAGCAATGACTTTAGCTTGAGATCCGTTTGTCTCAGTATCAAGTCCTGTGATGTCTTTTCTAGCATCTACCATCAGATTATTCTTTTTAGTCTTTGCTTTACAAGTCATTGTCTTAATTGTGCTAGTAGACTCTCCGACAACTGTATACTGCTTTCTCGGTACGACCATGAACTTATCTGCGGATACTGTAGATGTACTACCATCAGATAGTGTGATTGTAATAGTAGCACCTTTTAGATGTTTAGGCATATCTTTATTTACAGCATAAGTCACTTCGTTTGACTGTTTCTCTACTGACTCACTACAATCGTTAGCTAATGTTGATGTAGATAATAATAAGATTAATAAATATTTCATACTAGTGATTCCCCTGATGTCCTAAAGATGATGTTACAACTAAAGTACTAGACACATTTACATTACATACTTGATTACCATTTCGATCAGTAGTTCTATAATTACCAGGAGCTAATAAAGCTAGTCGATCTTCGTTTGGTCCACCATCATACAAGGCTAAAATCTTACCATCTGTTAAGCGTAGAAAGATCTCATCATTATCAAACTCTGTACCGCATGGATAGATATATCCGGCAATACCAATAGCATTGGCTAATGCATTTGTTCCTGCTTGGCCTTGTGGACCTTGAGGACCTACTGGACCAACAGCGCCGGTAGGTCCTACTGCACCAGGCTGACCGTTTGTCCCATTTAAACCATTAAACAAATCCTGAGAGTCTTCTCCGCAAGTAATACGCGCACCATTTTCAATTCGCGACATAGAACATGATGCTCCGTTTTGCCCAGCTAAACCTGTGTCACCCTTTTCACCAGTGGCTCCTGTCATTCCGTTATAAATAAATGCTACAGTGTTTCCACAAGTAATACGCGCACCATTCTCCATTTGATATACAGAACACGAAGTTCCATTTGTACCATTGTTAGCAGTTACTACTGCTTCTGTTGCTCGCTCCGAACAACCAATCATTAACAACATTAATCCTAAAAGTATTTGTTTCATTAATTTCTCCCTTTTGTTTTATTGTAAACTCCACCTTTTATTAGACTATACCCTTTGCCTTGATTTGTCAAGGGCTTTTTATATTCTTTATCAATATGATACACAAAGACTAAAATACCAATCATTACGCTGTGCATGCTGTAGTAATATAACCAGATTTGATACCAAGTCATAGATAACCTTTTAATTTATTAAATTTCAAAGCTCCTCTAAGAGAACATTTAACTACTATCAATACGTCCATAATTAATCCTCGTTCATGTTGTTCTTTAAATATTTGAGAGTCGCCTATTACATAGTATTTTACTTTATCATGTATAACAATATCGTCATCGCTTGTAGCTAGCTCTATGGATATTATATTAACAAATCGTCCATGTTTTACTAGACGTACCATTCCACCCTCTGAAGCTTTTCATTGACTCTATATTCAACGATATATTTACCCAGTAGAAAGTATTGGTCTATTATCTCCACCTGTTCTGAAGCCAGTACGACACCTTTAATTACCAGGTCTGAAGTTGTTATCATAACTCCACCACCTTCTCGTCACCATCCTGATCACACCATATTTGATATTCATTGCCATCTTTATCCATATAGTGATAATAGTGAATCCACCTACCTTCACCTTCTAATGGTCTATCACAGATGAACACATCACTGTCCGCTATTTTAAATAAGTCACCATAGTCGGTTTTCATGTACATCTCCTATTGCTAGTATCTTATTCTTTATTGTAAACACTTCTAAAACATACCCACCAGACAATGATACCATATAGCTAGCAGATTGTCTAGTAGTATAAATATGCACTATGTTATCATTACTGTCAACCTGAGCATATTGTAGCGATGCTGAGGTAAATGTTGTGGGTTGTGATGTTATGTCATTTATATTCATATATCCTTTATACTAGCTTTAAATTTATCCGTCAAGCTATTTACTATATGACTTCTTACATGAAAGCTTAGATATTCAATAATATCATCATCTTTTGCTCTTTTAAACATATCAGTAAAGTCCTTTTTATGGGTGAAATATAAATCAAACTTAAAATCATCTCTTATTACCGTTACTGCGTACTCAGGATAAACATGATATGTGGTCGGTGCATGCTTTACTCCGCTACAAATAAATTGATAGAATTTAAATGGAAATCTCTTATTTACGATAAAATCACCCTTTTTAAACTTCATAATATCTCCTAATCTTATTCTACTACCTTATTTTACCATTGTCAATAATTATCTTGACAAATTAGTTATTATGTGTCATATTGAGTCATTCTAAATCCCAAGATGTAATGCGTACCGGTCGCTAAACACTGGCTGAACTTGGGGGATACGATTAGAGGCAATATTAGTCTTGATGCAGTTGGGATATTTGAAATTCTGCACAATCCAAAGACTTCTAAGAAATGGCTAATCGTGGTGTAACATCCTAGCTTGGAACACACTTCTGTATCCGCTTTATAGCGTAGAAAGGGAGCCTCTGGAGTAAAGCATAAGTTACAAGGTATCACGGACTAGATGCCTTTGTTAAGTTAACCAATGAAGTCAAGGTTATCTTTATAGCTCATCAGATAGATGGGATATATAAGGATCACTATGTTTTTTATTTGATCTTTCCGGATTTTATATCTTTCTTATACTTACTTAATATCATCTCCGCCCACCTGACTTTATCACGAACTCGTTGTCCTTTAGGTTGAAAGGTTGACCATAGCTCTAGATTTTCGATTCTATTATCATCCCTTACACCATTAACATGATGAACATTTTCATGTTTTTCTAATTTACGATTGAGATACCTAGACATAACCAACCTATGCTCCGATATAGAATTGTGTCTTCCGTTTGTTACAAACTTGTTATCTGGACTTGACTTGTTTATGTGTACCATGATATACCCATCTCTATTCTTATACCTATTACCGTTTCTCTTTCCTCTGAAGCTAGCCAATGAAAGTGATCTAAGTTTTATTTTGTGCTTTCTAAAAGTATCACCTACTGATACCTGGTCCACTTTGTATCTTTGAGCTATCTGTCGCAGACTCAACTTATCTTCAAAATACAACTTAACTAGTATGTCTATATCCGGAAGTTTTCTTGGTGAGTAAGTATTATTAATAGAAAATGACCAGCTTTTACTACCGGTATTTTATTAAGTTTTAAACAATTAAGTATTGTAGTACTGGTTACACCTAGTTTTTTCGAAAGTTCTCCTGAACTCATTTTTCCATAGTTCTCGCATATGAATTTAGCCATTTCGTAGTCTATCTTACTATTTGGATGCTCTGAATATAGGTAGTTCATTACCTTTCCTTTTTTTTGCTAATCGAGACTATAGGTTCTCAATGAAATGCTGGAAATCTAAATACCAGCGAAGTAACTGAGAAACTGAAAGCTTCTACTATACAATAGCTATAGCCGTAGGTGTGCCTTTTTACAATAATACAGGATATTATAGTTTGTTTTAATATGTTAGTTAGTTGACGATATGTAGTATCTCTTTCATATGCACTCCTCATGTAATTCATAAAATCTGGCTTTGTTTTACTAATTGAAATCCTGAAAGAACCTTAAGACTAATGTCTTACAATTTCAGCTAAATAGAAAGTAATATCTTTGGCACCATAATTGCCATAGATAAGTCCTTCTTGTTCCATTTTATACAATTCAAGTAATGCGTCTTCTCTGTTAGAACTCTCAGGCCATAGAGCTAAGTATTGGGATTGACTGATATAACCATCTCTAGTGATAATGTCATATAGCGTAACTATTGGGTTTGCTGTCTGATCTTTTTTCAATTTGCACCTCGTAATGGTTATCGGTTGTTCTTAATTGTCGTTGCATATAAAGGCTATAGCCGCATGATGGACATGTTGTACCACCTAACCTAGTCTTGAGTACATATCGTCCTGTAGGTGAACAACTAGGGCTGTCACAGAATCCTACAATAATGTATTTACTTCTTTTCATGTTGTCCTCTTAGATATTTCGTAAATGATAATTCCTAAAACTATGTAAATCAACGAGATTAGAAAATATTCAGACATAGAACCTCCTAGTTAAATAAAATAAATAGAAACAAAGATAGAATTGGATGGTTAAATATTACATAAAGCATTATACTTAAACCGGCTATAATCCACGCAAATATAACTAATATCGCTATCCAATGAATTAAATCCTTCATTTAGTACCTACTATTAAATTGTTGTTTGAATTGTTCTGCCTCTGCTAACGTCTTGAATGGTTGACGACCGACTCCGATAGTGCCATTGTCCAATAGTACAGTAAAGCCTCTCGACACAATAGTCCAGTCTTGTTTATTGCTATCATTGTAGGGAACTGAGCCATAAATCGAAGCTGTATTGTTTGTTTTAACATTTACCCAATGTTTTGATTCAATAATTTCTACGATTTTCATATTTTACCTATTCTGCCATTTCTGGCTTTATTTTACTATTTCAAATTCTAAATTCACCTTAAGACTAAAATGAACTAATTTTTTCAAGGTAATATCGCGTATCATTTTGATAATACGCTGTAATATCGTTCATGTTAAGACTTTCCTTGTGTTATGACTGTCAACATGTATTTTTCATTATCGTTCAATGGTGAGCCGCTAATGAGTTTTAAATGACAAGCATCTTTAATCCTGTCAATGTTAATCTCGTAACTCTTGGCCTCTTTGTTCCAAGACTTCTTAAGCTTAGCCTTTGTTAGCAGATTGTTATATCTATAATAGACTTGTTCAATAGTGTATGTTTTCATTATTTAACCTTTCCTATTCTTTTAACTTCAGTTAACTGAAACCAAACACCGAGACCATAGGGATTATTTTGAGTAACAAACACATTAATATTGTCTCCATCGACTCTGTTCACAACACCAGTAGCTTGATAGCCTTTTTTTGTTTTAATTCTTACAACGTCTTTTGATTTAATCATAGTGACAACCTTTCAATTTTATATGGCATTTCTTTTAAGTCAACAAATAAAATCATCTTTTTCACGATCATCAATGCGCATGAAATAATCTAATATATCAGACAATAATCTTGCATCATTTCTTGATAACACTAAAGCTTTTTTCATATTTCCTCATTTCTGGCTTGTTTTTTGTAATTCAATTTCTAATATTTCCTTAAGACCTATAATAAGTCTTAAAAGTAAGGTTATGTTTTTCTTGCATTAATGTCTTAACTTGATACGGTAGCTCGTCTAAGCCTTCTATAAGCTGTTTTAATATGTAAAATTGACCATCAATTTGATCTAGTGACAAGACAGACTTTTCAAGCTCTGAAATGCCTTCAGACAGAGACTTGTAATAGTTTTGAATCTGATGCTTAGCTGTCTTATTATAATCAAGCATAGAGTCATACGACAGTAATACAGATACTTCAATCTTAGTTGTATAGTTCTTATAGTCTAGATATGTCATACCAGCAATATGTCTTAATCTAAAATGTTCGCCCATTGCGTTAGTTAGTCGTTTAGTGATCTTTTTACCGTCATGCTTAGGAAGCTCTGTCGCCATGATCTTTAGAATTTTTTGTTGCTCTATTTTTTCATTAATGCTATTTAATAAAGTTTGTCTCATATTATTGCTCCTCTATCTCATAGATATCATCAGGATTTAAGTTTTCTAGTTCTAATTTAAGAGTGACAGCAGCGTCTAGTGATAAGTTGCGCCAGTCTTGTGCAGAATATCTACCGTAAGGTTTTAATTTATAAATTTTATATTTCATTTTATTATCCTCTTATTTTGTTAGCGTGTTTAGTTATGGCAATTTTAGCGGCTCGGATTGATTTACAATAAATTATATAAGCATATGAGTCAACCTGAAATTTTACAATGTCGTGACCGTCAATTGTTGCGCTGTAAATATATCCTGATCTATATTTTTGAGTCAAGCTATTTGAATAAGTGCTATACATTCATGACGCCCGTTCGTTAAATTGTTAAATTCTGGCTTTATTTTCTTACTCTAAATTGTAAACTTGCCTTAAGACTAATGCAAGTAATATTTTTAAAATTAAATATTTATCTCAGCTTGAGACATCTCAAATCAGAACGACTCGTTTATAGACTTTATAAAATCCGGTAGATATCCGAGACGTTTGATTGTAAATTGATAACTTGAATGACTAAATCTTGTCATGGAGAACTCGTTAGGGTAATCCTCTGATAACCTTAAGGCTTGATCGATGAGACGTGATTTTTTCATCAAGCATGAATCTAGATGATTGTTATACAACCAAGCAAGCTCTGTTTTAATAGTCTTCGGTAGTTTCATTTAATATCCTCCTAGAATTACAATTGTTCCAAGCATCAAAAACAGTGTAACAAATACAGCTAAGCAAAATGTGATGTTATTCATATACTTCACCATCTGCCATAAACATTGATCTAAATAAATATTCGGACATATGCTCGGTCTCTTTATACTTATCAAAATAGTCAAGACGTGCTCTCAATTGTGCTTTTTTGTTTAATTGATCGTAATAATATTTCATTTTATACCGCCTCAAGTTTTACTTGTTTTTTTACTATCTTAATGCTTCTAAGCCCTTGTGCATTTCGCTCATATTCCTTGACTCTAATTTTAGCATCTTTAAAGCTATACTCTACTAACTCGACTTCAGGACCATAACCGTAGTCTGTAATAATTTGATACTCGTCTTGTGTTTTTCTTTTGTACATACTAACCCGCTTTCATTTCATCAAATAATTGTTTGTAAAGATCTGCTAACGCGCTGTTAACGCTGTTTAGAGCTGCAATATCACCAAGGCTCACAAAGTCACCTTGCTGCAATTTTAATTCAATAGCAGCCTTAATAGACTCATATAAATCAATTTGACGCTTAAGCATAGTACACCGATACACCACTAGTAAACTCAACTTTGTCTGTCGTATACCAGATGCCTTTCTTTTGAAAAATTCTTAAGTGACCAAACTTATTAAGCCGGTCCTTAGTTGTCACTGTCTGCCAACCAGCATCAAAATGTTGTACTTTATCCGGATAAATGACTAAAATTGTGTTGCCATGCAATTGAACAAAGAATCTAGGTGTTTCACTATCATCTTGCATCAAATAAGTATTATTGTCCAGTTTCTTAGTTTTGCCTCTACCTTTCTTAATTAAGTCTTGACAGATGCTGTATGTTAGTTTCATTTTTTTGCCTTTCGTTAGTTGTTGATGTTCTTTAATGCAGTATCGGGGCCAATTTAATACTATTACATTCATTTTAAAGCTTAATTATTGTCTAAGCTTTTTACAGTGTATAACAAAAAATGTCACTTCTTAATATGAGCCGCTTGTAAAGAAATAGCTTTATCTAGTTCGAGCTGCAAAGCCACAATAGTTTCAGGATTGAAACCATCAGGAACCATAAACTTAGCCTTGATGTTGCCTGACAGGTCTTTAATTTCAACAACTAGTCCTGATGCCATAAAACTGGACTCACTTAATTTATTTAAGTTTGACTTAGATTGAACAAAATTAATAAGTGTTGACGCCTCTAAAATTGATACTCTATTAAGTAAAGACTGATAAGATGCTTTTTTTGATTTCATGATACCACCTTATAAATAAAAATGTTCTATAAATAAAAATACGTCTCATCAATTAAGGTCCAAGCGTCACTGTCTGGCATAACATTAGACATTCTGAACTCATTGCCTAACTTGCTATAAGCTAGTGTTTCAGGATAGACAAGATAGATAGCGGTACTATCCTTGACTAGAATAGACTCTTGTCCGTATTTCATAGCTATTTGAATCATACTATCAAAATAACTGTAGTCAACTAAGAAAGATGTCTCTGTCTGGCCTTTATAAGATCCAAGTACAGGCTTAGCATCAAACAATTGTATTAATGCTTGCTTGTCTAGGTCACTTGCTGGATTTTTAGGTCTGTCTAAACTGATGATGATAAATTGTTTCATTATGATACTCCTATTTTAAAGTTATATGTAAGTTAGTAGAGCGTTCAGTCCCTGTCCTATAGCATTCAGTCCAAGGTCCTACCGTCAGCCAGTTTGTTCCCTTACTCTCTCTAGTATACCCGTTACGCTTTATAAAATTAATCAGTTCACGCAGGCTGTACGTCTCATCTTGAAACACAAAGCCAGTATCGCTAAAATCACCATATTGTGCTGACTCTGGTGTAATCTCTTGATATGTCTCGCTTACTATAAATCTCATTTTACCGCCTCGTTGAATTTATATAACTGCATAGCTTGTGCCAACTCGTAACTAGTTGTTATTACAGTAATTCTCATAATGAGATAGTGTATAACTTAAGGCTATATTTTTAGAAAACCGGCTATTCATTAAGGTTATTAAATACTTAGCCCACTTGACAAATATTATACAATATGGTATAAGTTAGACAGCTATAAATTAACATATATTTGTAAGAGTGAATAGACACTAGGGATTAAAGCTTTATATACAGTGATGTTATAAAGGACAAGGCAGCGTGATGAAAGTCGCTGACAGATGACTCGACAATCAAAAGAGTCCTGACTTAACTGCTGATTCTATTCGAGACCATAGATCATCAAACAAAGCACAATCTAACGTTGTGTAACTAAGTGATGAGCTGAATTGACTAACCGTGTATCATACAAGGTAGTCTATAGCTTTGCCTAAATTCGGACATGACAGAGAGATATAACAAGATAGGTTATAAGATCATGTGTAGTAATAGTAGCAAAAATACGCTTAAGACTATATCAACATGACAGCATATAGATAAAAACTATAGCCATTGCAACAATTATGCCAAATGGGACAAGACATTGTTGGCATATGCATTGCACAGTATATACTGTGTCATACAGTGGCATGAATAATGCAAGGCAATAGCTGGCATTATAATTGCATACGATAATATCCTGCTTGCAAAAAGTATGCCAGAGTGAGTGGCATGAAATGTGCATGGGGGTATAGGTGGGAATGAGAGTGGGACGGTCTGGACAGTGTCACCTGTACCTTAACTCAATATAACCTAATAACCTCTTCTTGATTATGTATAGCAACACGGTAGCTTTTATCCGATATTACGACGTACTCTGTATTATGCACAGATCCAAGCAATATTTTTAGTTTAATTAATAACCTAGGAGAAATTGTGGCTTCTTTCTGATGGCTAAAGCTATAATATTTCATTTGATTTCCTTATAAAACCCTATTCTATCATAATACCTAGCATTAGCTCCTGTAGACCACGTTTTATTAAATCCCAGTGTCCATAGCTTTATAGCCACTCTAAGTGTTACTTTAGGTCCTTCTGATGTGTATAATGCTGTATAGTTCATGAAGTTCTTCCTCTAACATAATACGATATCTCATTCATAGTGTAGAGTCGAGGCAAGTCCCTACATAGTAATAATAACTTGAGAACGCACTTAGACGTTAACGGTGTGCCGGAGTAGCCAGGCCCCCGGTATGCTTCATAATCAGTAACGTCATAAAGACCTCCATGCTTATTCTTATAATTCACGAACTCTTTAGAATCTTTAAATGTCACCATGCGGCTAGCTTCCTTCCCATGTCTTCTAGTTTAATAACTTGTAATGCTATTATTATAGACTGAGCGTCGTTGTAATGATTACAATACCCTAGAGAGTATATTTCTATAGTCTCATCCCACTCTTGGATTCTAACCACCGCACATACTTCGCCTCTGCGCACTCTCCACTTGCGGCCATCATAAAACACGTCAAAAGGCTCACCATTGAGCGCAAATAGCTTAGCTTGCTTCTTAGCTTATCCATGCTTTAGTCTTCTCTACGTGTTTACCGAGAGCTTTCATCTTAAATAGTGCTCTATAGTTCATAAATATAGCAACAGTTCTTACTCTTGTTATAACAATAAATCCAGGGTAGTCAGATTGATCTCGCCACACAACTCCATTAAAGGGTAATACCTTCATTTTTTTCTCCTAATAAGATATGGACGCAGTTTACTGTAGGATGTATATTCTACATCACTACCTAATGCTTTCATTTTAAGCAGCATTCTGTTTGATAGGAATAACGCACTATCCCATCGATAATAAATAATGAACCCACTATAGTCGCTTTGTTCGCGCCATAGAAGACCGTATTTGTGTATTACCTTCATAAAGCCTTCCTATTAGGTTTTGCCACCCAGACTAGGAACATTAGCTTCTTCATCTTACATAGCAACCTTGGCTCTATAAAGATGAAATAGCCATAGCTGTGACCAGATCCAATACATATACCATACTTACTCAGGACATTAGCTGTCTCTATTATGTCTCCAGCTGAGAATGGACTATTAACTACTCCTATCGACATAAGTAACTCCTTATTGGTCCGGCTAGGCTTAGTATTCCAACTCTAGAAAGGGGATTAGACAATCCTAATAACCTAGCTAGTTTTAGTACAGGTCTATGTTTTCCAAATAGCATGTGAGGGTTTCCTAGCTCATCGTAAAGAGGTATCAATACTCCACTAACGTGGTTGTTTTTGGCATATGCAGTCCAGTTGATGTACATGCTTTTAATAACCATGAGTCCTCTTTTTTAAGGTAGTTAAATACCCATAGACTGTTGTATCCTTTGATCTTGTAGCATCCAACCATCCGTACCAGTAAATATTGCCTAATTTAGATACCTTAAGCAGGGACCTAGCGTCTTTAAGTGTAGAGTTGTAAATGTTACTTTCACTGTTGATATAGAAGTACAATCCTAGTCTATCACCTTTAATTATCACGTAATACTCCTCTCATCTTATCGGCATAGGAATCCAACGTATCAGTATGGTATCTAATGCATAAACTTTTACCTCTAAATACGGATACGCGAAAACCTATCAATCTAAAAAGCTTCAGTGCGACACTACTATCAACATAAAACCACCCAACTTCGACGTTACCGTTGTCAATTAAAACTTCACAGTCATGGATACTCATGCAGTCGCCACTTCAAATGCTATATATTGTTTATTAAGTGCCATTTGTATCCTTCTCAGCCTCGCTATATTGTTCCACAAATAAGCCATTTTGTCAAGTAAAATAATAACTCTATTTTAGTAATTTATTCTTATGTAAGTAGGTTATTACTTCATATTTTGTATATATTCTACCCCGAAACATAACATCAGTAACTCCAGTTATTCCGTTCAGCGTCGCATTGACTTGACCGGTGTAAACATCAAATTGTTCCGTAAAAAAGTACCTCTCATTAAGCACTGATCTACGAAGTTCAATATTTTTGAAGGTCAGTTCGTGACCGCCTAGACTAATAACTTTTAATAATCCTTTACCGGTCATGTCTATCCGTCCAATATTTGAATACTTTTGCGTTTCCCCACAATGATCCGAATCCCGTATTCCAAGCGTTTAATCTTTGTAATTTTAAGTATCCACGTGAAGATAAAAAAGAACCTCTAACTGATATCCACCATTAACCCATTCAGCATATCCTGCTCCGTTTTTTAAAGCAATAAGCAATTCGCCATGATTCATAATAACCTCATTAATTTAAACATAACACGAGTCGTTAAGTTTGTCAAGTTATGGTGACATAGTCGGTAACGATTGTCTGGAAGTCGTAATATCAGGTGATCTGATGTCCGGTAATAATCTCCAGGCTTGCTGTTCAGGATGTAGCTATATATTGTCAAGATAGTACTCGATTTCTTGACAGGTAAATAGTCCGACCTCGGAGGAGTGATTCCATAATTTATAAAGCTTTAATGTAGTACGTGCATTTAATATGTAATACTTAGTAAAGGACTTGACCGTGGACATATCGTAATCTATCAGCCCTGGAATATTATTATCACTTAAAGCGTCACAAGGAAAGTCTGGTATACTAATTATTTTCATAATAACTTCCATAGTTTTATTGCTAGCTTTGTGTTTATGTTTCTTATTTTTACAGGATATATATAATCAAAATCTCTTGAGCCGCAGTGATTTACTAAAAATACTTTTTGCTTTTCAAAAGTTCTATTTGCATACGATACTCCTAATAACTGAGCCAAGTCCATACGTTGTAGTTTAGTCATAATAGCTTCCACATTTTTAAAAGCAGTTTAGGCTTAACTTCTAAATTTATAACACGCACCCCTACTGTAGTTGTTGTGGTAATTCCCGTAGAAAATACATATACATAGCCATCTCCAGTTTGTTTTATTAACATATCTCTACAATGACGTTCTGCGTATAAATGTTTTTGGAATTTGTCAATCATAATGGTCCTTGGTTATTATTTTGGCGGCCATACTTTACATAGCTTAGTCATTTTTATGGCGGCGCGGCTGGAACAGTATCCGCTAATTAATGTCCCCTCTAAAATAGTTCCCATTCTAAAAAACACTAAGTCCTGTTTCATAAAAGTTTCACCAACTTCAATACACATTTAACATCATAAGTTGTTTCTGTATAATTAGGAGTGTTACGATTAAATATAACTTGATATTTATCGGGCATATAAAAAAAAGCCCAGTCAACTTCAAATTTTGTAATTACTTGGTATAAGAATACTCCACCACTATCCGTACATCCTAAGTATTTTTTTAGTTTATCATGACTCATAACAGCCTCATTATCTTAATCGCACAAGCTGCTCTTATATCTCGCTCAAGCGCTATACGAACATAACCGTCTAGCCAATAATAAAATTTACCATCTCTATGTGTGAAATTTCTATGGTCAAAATAATAATCATCATCCACAAGCATAGATGATTTTTTACGTTTTATGTTATACAAATGATTAATTACTGGATTCATAACACCTTCATTAATTTTAAAACAAGTCTAGGTGAAGCATTTAGTTCATGTGCTCGATGCCATTCAAAAAAACTAAAAGCGTACCCTTGTTGTTTTCTAGCATAAAAAGTCCACTCTACCGATTTTCTGGTAATTATAGTTTCATACTTAGAACATCCGGTATATTCTATTATTTTCTTTGTGGTAGTCATAACAACTTCGCTAACTTCACCACAAGCTTTGGTGAGTATCTTACCTGAGAGTAAGCAGTTCCAGCTTCTACCGTAAATTTAAATGTGCCATCTACATTAGGAGCAAAACACCACATAACTCCATCGCCAGTAACTATGTCCTCAAAGTAATCAAGAGGTCTGAGATATTTAGATAATCTTGTAACTAGGCTCATTCACTGTCCAAAAATTTAAACAATAATTCCTTATTGTCAATAAATAACACCATCTCACCATCAGTGTATTCAACACCTTCATCCAGCTTATCATCGGGCAGCATAATCTTAATCCACTTAGCTAGACCTCGCTTAGAGTCAAACTCAGGACTATCTGTAACTTTGTGCTTCTTCATAGGCATCCTTTAAGTATCGTAAGAGATAGGACGACATCGGGGATATAAATAAAAACTGATAAAATTACTCAGCTTTATAGCTAGGCGTACATCTGACTTACTTTTTATTACAATTCTAAAATCTACGTCCTTAATTTTTCCATGATAGTACGAATCCTTTGTAGTAGGCAGGAATCCAATATCATAAATCATTTAAATATCTTTCTGAGATTGTCATAACTCAACGACTTATCTGCGGCATGAACTCCCGTTAAATACTTCATTTCTAACACTTTACTAAGCTTTAGACATAGTCTAGCCTCATTCTTATTAAATTTAATTCTAAACGATGTATCGTGAGGACAACAGTATAAGTACGGATAATCCATATCAACATCCTTGTAGTAATCTATTTTCATGAAAAAACTTTCCTTAAAACTTCGTAATCCACTCGATTAGTATGCCAGCCATCCAATACTACATCAAAGTTTAAAAGTTTGTGCAGCTTCAAAGCTACTCTTTTTTCTGTTTTATAAAAATGTATTCTGAGTCTTTCGGTACTAGGCATCTTTTCACAGAAAAAATACGGCTTTTTTGGTTGATCAAATCCAACTATAGCAACCATTCAACTATTACCTTATCACCATACTTCGATATTGTCAATAGGTTATCTAAGTGAATATGCGTTCCAGTTTCATAAGCCGCCACTCTGCGAATAGTTAACCGTTCTTTCTTCAGCTTCTTATAAGCTTCCTGCTTAGCAATAGTCTTATCATATTTATCTTTAGGATGCTTTACTGCCACTCCATGACGACACTCAACTATCTTAGTCTCACCGCGAATAAATGCTAATACGATGTTATCAAACACTTCAGCATCTATCATAAATAAATGAAGGGAAGTTTCTACTCTTCCCTTATCTAGTGTTTTTGTTTTATAATATTCAATAATTTTTGGCATTTTAATGTCATTCATATCTACCTCTTATATCGTTTTGGTAACAAGGCTCTAGTCTTAGCTGAATATGGAATATAATCCATAACAAAAGTATCTAAGTTAATTCTATAAGATTCGCTAGACTGCGGAATACGTACATCTACTATACCCTCTACTCCAGATAATGTAAAGAAGAAATAACATACTTTATGGTCTGATTTTCTAATACCACACTCATAGAATTTTACGCTCTTAATCTTTTCTTGCAGCAACTTAAGATCTTCCATTCGTTTTTCAATACGTTCAATTTCTTTTTTAATATTGTCATCATTTAGTTCATCATTAAACATCTTTATTATCCTCTTTTCTTAAAAATATGACCTTTTACTGTCTTTTGTTTACCGTTTAGATGAGCTGATATATTCGTAGGTCTAACTTTTAAATACCTACTAGCTTCTAAAATACATTCAAACGACTTAACAAATACTAAATCTTTTGTGAAACAATCAACTTTAATTCTATTGACATTAGGTTTACCAAAACTAGCAGATAGGTTTCCGGTTTTTCCATATCTATGATTACCGGGACCGGTTTGTTTTAGTGCTCTTTTCTTTTTAGTCTCCTCAGACTGAACTTGCTTCCTTAA